GTTATTAATAATAAATTTTAAATATGCCAAACGAAATCAAACCTGTTATTGTTGCCGATGATGGAATCAATAGATCTATCAAACCTGTTATTGTTGCTGACGATGGTGTCAACAAAGTAAAAAAAAAAGAGGTTTCACAATCAACACCAAACGGAAAAGTTATTTCATCGGAAGCATCCAAGACGGAAGAACAAAAGCGTTCGGACTCTTTATCTTCAGCAAGGAGATGGTCTAATGTAACTGAACCAAAAGCTGTTCCTAGTAAATACAAGACAGATGATTACATTGACGTTTTAGAAAATAAGCCTTTAAAGAAAAAGAAAGTTGTAACTGTACAACCTGATAAGTATGCTCCAGAAGTAAAGGTTACTGAGATTGATGCTCCTACAGAAAAGGAAGCTGAAATAATGATGGAAGAAGATTTCGGTAGAAAGGAATTTGATGCCTATCAAAATATCAATAAGATAGATAAAAACATTGCTTTCAAAACTGAAGATCAGGCAGTAAAAGAATTAAGAGAAAGATTTAAGGGAAGTGGATTTATTTTTGAAACTACTGGCGTAGGAAATAAAATAAAAATATCTACATCTACGAATGGTGGATTAACGACAATAAATTCAAAGGAATTTGATTTAATTCCTTCAACATTATATGGCCAATCACAAACTGGTATGCCAGTTGCTCAAACTGAAGATTTAAACAGAATAAGCAACGATAAATATAACGAGATTGTTGACTTCATGAGTAAGTCAATACTTAAGAAGACAGATAAAGATTTCTTAAAGAAGGAAGTAAAGGATTACGGTCAGCTTGTTAATCTTATGGCTGATAATCCCTATAAATATGGAGAAGAATTTTTAAATCAGTATGATACTGATAGATGGTTTGACAATCAATATAGGGATCTTGTTATTGAATCAAAAAGTCTTAAAAGAGATGAAAACCAACTATTAGCTCAGTATGATGAATTCGTAAAGAATCCAACTAGTATAGAGCAAGAATCTGAATTAAAAAATAAAATAAATTCTCTTGACGAAAGAAAGAATATACTTAAAAGCAAGTATGATGACTTAGGTAGATTGAATGATAAACTAAAAGTATCGTCAGCTGTATATTACAAGAATAAAGAAAAACAAGGAAATACTGTTGGATTAATATCTAAGAGTTTTATAAAGGGTGCTTTTAATATGGAGAAAGCATTGTCAGGAATAGCTGCTGATGTAATGCCTTATGTACTTCCAGAAGGGTCATTGATGCCCGATGTGCAAAGAGAAAAACTTAAGGCATCTGGAATGACTGATAATGAAATAAAAGATTATGCTTCAAAGCAACTTAGAAAACAAATAGTTCCACAAATAGAAAAGGGATTAACTGATTTGGTTTCATTTGGAACTACAGACGAGTATATTCAATCTAAAGATAGAGGTGATTTAGAAAAAGTAGCATCTTTCTTATCTGAAAGTATAGGTACTGCTATATCGGCAGGTGGCAATCCAGCATTACAAAAAGTAGCATTTTTCAGCCAATCTTATAATGCTATTGAAGATGAAATGAACTCTAGTCAATTTGATGGTTTAAATCAATTTGAGAAAAAATTAATTTCAGTTCCTTATGCAATGACAATAGGTGCATTGGAGAACTTAGGGTTTAAATTTGCAACTGGTACTACAAAGAATCCAATATTTAATAAGTTGGTAAATAATATAGTTTTTAGGACTTTCTCAAACTTACCAAAAAATGCATCAGCAACATTAATGCAGAATGAATTGAAAAGAAATACTGCTGCTATGCTTGCTAATGCTGGATTAAGAATAGCAGGTGGAGCTTTGGTAGAAGGTGCTGTTGAAGGTACTCAACAGTTAGATGAGATAGCAATAAAGAATATATCAAATGCTATAACAGACAAGGATTACTTTCAAGATGTTCCTGACATTACAACAGCAAAGGGAATTAATCAAGCAATTGGAGCTGCTGCTACTGATGCTTACTATGGTGCTCTAGGTGGTTTAATCATGTCTAGTGGATCTGAATCAATTTCAGCAATAAGAGATGGCTATAGCAATAGAAAGAGCGATGATGATTTTGCTGTGTTTTCTAATTCTTTAAAAGATAATAATCTTAGATCATCTATAGAATCAGATATAAAATCTAAAATAGTAAGTGGTGATATAACAAAAGAGGAAGCTAAGGCTCAGATTGAATCAATGAATAAATCATATTCAATATTGAAGTCTATTCCTGACAACTTAAGTTTAAGAGACCAAAGAGATTCATTTAATTTGATTCTTGAAAAACAAAAAATACAAAAGGAAACAGAAGGGAAAGACCCTGCTCTCGTAGCTGCTCAAACAGACAGAGTAAACGAGATTAATGAAGAACTAAAAACAATAAGCAAAAATGCCGTTCAAGTCGAAACAACAGGTGAAGTACCTGTACAGCCAAGAGCCGAAGTTGGCAGAGAAATGGAGGAAGGAGAATCCCAAACAGAACCTCAAGTCGTTGCCGAAAAAAGTAAAGCAATCCAAGAAGTAATAGATAGAAGAAGAGAGTTATTAAGTTTGGAAAGTCAGCAAAAATTAGATGCTGACCCAATTGAGTACACTAAACAATCTTTAAAAGAGAGTATAGATTATTATCAATCAATGGATGATATTAATCCTATTCAAGAACAAATCTTACAAGAATATAAAGATGATTATAATACATTGACTTCAGAGAAAGTTGTAGCTGAACCAATTGTTAGACAAGAGCAACAACAAAACTTAGTCACACAAGAAAATGTTGAAGAGTTGAGATCTCAACAAACTACACCTAGAGCGCAAAAAATCTTCACTGCTGCTAAGTTGGCAATGAAAGCATTACCTGGAGTTAAAGTTTATGTACATAATACAACTCAGGAATTTGATCAAGCAATCGGTCAAAAATCTGTAGATGGGGCAAAAGGTGCTTATGTAGATGGAGAGGTTCATATAAATTTAGAAAATGGTGCTGACGTTGTAACAATGCTACATGAATCAATGCATCATGGTCTTGTAGTGAAAGGTATTCAGTCTGGAGCAATGCTTGACTTAGCAAAAGGATTAAAGTCAGTTGTGTCAGATAAAGGATTAAAGCAAAGATTAGAAGGCTTTATATCAGGATATGATGCATCAGAAACCGCTGAAGAATATATAGCCGAACTTGGTGCTATCATGGCTGAAGCTCAACAAGAGTTAACTACAACTAAATTCCAACAATTCAAAAACTTAATTAATAAGTTAGCCAAAAAGCTTGGATTACCAGTTGTATTTGCAGCGTCAGCAAATGCTAAGAATGCTGTTGACTTTATGAATAGTTTAACAAAATCAATTGCAACTGGACAAGAGATAAAACCAACCACTCCATATTCAGTTGGTGAAGCTGTAAGCGTTAAGCCTAACGCACCAATGAAAGTAAAATATCAAAGAAAAGCAGAATATAATGTTGACTTTGTAACAAAAATTCCTACTAAAAGCTTAAAAGATGTAGTTGATAAATACAATGGAAAAGTATTTATGATACAATCAGATGCGACAGGAGTTGGATATGATTCAAATGGTGACCCAATATATGGTGGTATTGGTTATATGGCTATAAAAGAAAATGTAGATGGTAAAATTGGTTTTGCTTCTGTAGATATGAATACGGCAAAAACAACTATATCTAAAATGATTAATAGGTATGGGCCAAATGAAAAGATAGCTGTTTTAGTTATGGTTCAGAACCCTAGCTCAACTGTTGGTAATTACTATGGTGGTAAATATTTTGGACGAGCGTTAATAGAATTACAAAAACAAAGCAAAACGAACTACAAAGAAATAGCTAATTCATTTATAGATTTTATTGAGTCTAAACAATCAGTTGTTGACGCGTTGAATAAAAACAAAACACATCAAAAATTAATTGAACTTATTAAGAATCCAGGGAAATTTGATGAAGTTGGTTTTGCTCAAGAGTTTGTTAAAGATACTACATTTGATGTAAGACGAGAAATATTAAAAACATTATTACCTGAGAAGGCTGATATAAGAACTAATAAATCTACACCATATATTAAACAATCATTAAAAGACTTAGGTTTTAATAGAATGGCTTTCTTAAATGAATACGGTGATAATACTTTATTCACTGAAGACATGTATGCTTCTGATGAAGGAGGTTTATTAGCTGCTGGATTTGAGATGACATTACCTACTGCTGAAGGTATAGATCAGTTTGTGTCAGGTATTGAAAATAGAGGAATTAAACATCACTTATTTAATGGTAAATTACCATACACAGATGAATCATTTTTATTAGATGGTCTATATCCTGTAAATGAAAACTTTAGTGAGTTTGCTAAATCACAAATGGTATTTAATGAAGAAAATCTTAACAAAGACCAATTAAAGAAAATAGTACAGGAAAAATTCCCTACTGATAAATCATACGATGATAAATATACCAGAGTAAACTCAAAGAATTTTGTTAAAACACAAGATAGAACATATACTCATTTAACATCTCCAAATAAAATTAAGTTTAAGGCTGAATTACAAGAAACAAATCCTGAGTATTTTAAAGAACAACGTCCTGATGTATCTACAGATATTGCTAGAGGAATGGGATTTACAGCTGAAAAAGGTGCAAAGCAAGAGGCATTAGTGGAGAAAGCAAAGACAAAAGGATTCTCAAAAGTTAAATTCCAAAAGACTGCACCTAATGGTAAGCCATCCAATCTGAATGATAAGCAATGGGAGCAGGTAAGAACACCTGAGTTTAAGAAATGGTTTGGAGATTGGGAGAATGATCCTGCTAACGCAAGTAAAGTAGTTGATGAAAATGGTGAGCCGCTTGTTGTTTATCATGGAACTAGAGAAAGCTTTGATGAATTTTCTAGTGAAGTTAGGCCAAGAAATTTTAGACAAGAAGCTGTAAACTATTCATTTTGGTTTACATCAAATGAAAAGAACTCTGAACTTTATGGAAATCAAGTAATGGAGGTTTTCTTAAACTCAAGGAATCCATTAGAAATAGACTATACTAATCCAGAGTCATATAGAGAAATCGTTGTTCCTGCTGATAAACCAAGAGCAATGTCAATCGCTGAATTCAATGAGAAAAAAGGAATGATAAAACATTCTGAAATGACAAAAGGAATTGAACTCAGAATGAGAGAGGATAGTACAATTGATGGTATAATTCATCGAAACATTAAGGATATTATTTTATCTGATAATTTTCAAGTGTTCGGACCTAACCAAATAAAATCAGCTACTGAGAATGTAGGTACATTTAGTGCTGAAACACGTAATATTAAATTCCAAAAGGACAACACGCAAAAAGAAGCAATACAAAAAGCAAAAGAGAAGTATACACTTTCAGTAGAAGATAGAGGAAATCCACATAAGCAAGGTGTAGATGCTGCATTAAATGATTTAAGAAAGTCAGATTGGTATAAGACTACTGATGATACACAAAGAGAAAATGCCGAGAGAGAGTTAAAAGCGTTCTTTGGTGAAAAACTTAAGAAAGCTCCGTCAGTTGCTAAGATACTAGGTAAACCAAAACCTAAGAAGGTAACTGTAAATGAAATGACGGCATATAAAAATGAACTTAGACTACAGGCGAAAGCTGCTCGTGATGCTAAGGGTGATTTGAATGCTAAAAGAAGAGCTCTTGCTACTGCTATTAGCGGCATGGCTAAGACTGGTAAGATAAAGACTGCTCAGGCTAGCGTATTGATTAAAAGAATAAGCAATTTAAATCTAGACAATCCAGTAATGGTTGAGCGATTTGTTGACTATGCTTCCAAAGTATTTGATCGAGCCGACTACCAACAAAGATTGGACGATGCGTTTTCAGTAAGGAAGAGTATCCGCAAGCTATTAAAGACTGACAACCAAGCTGAAGTTTCAGGAATGGCTAAGGCATTTACAAAGATCGATCCATCGATGGTTGAAGACATTGATGCATATATTGAGATGGCTGAGAAAGTCAAGAATGCTGTTAAGCCATCGCGAGTTAAAGGTCTTGATGTTGTAATGAAAGAAGCTGCAAATATTGCTGAGATATCTGAATACACAAATGAAGAGATTGCAAGACAAGATCAAATTAAGAAAGATGAGTTATTAGCTACTTATGATTTCTTGGAAGTTGATATGTCATTGAAAGACATGCAAGATGTAATCAATGCATTGAAAGATCCAACTAGTCAAATGGATATAACTGAAAAAGAAAAGTATGTCAAAGATTACTTGAATGGTAGATTTGGAATTATGTCATCAATACTTGAGTCAATGTTCAAGACAGGCATTGATCCAATGACTGGAGAGGAAATAACATTTGATGAAAAGCAAAAAGAACTAATTAAGAGAGCACTGAATATTGACTTGAATGAAATGTCAGTTAGAGATGCAATTAAAATTGTTGAGAGCTTAGAGAATTTTATAACTAATCAAATAACAAGTGGACTTGAAGCAGCAGTTAGTTCTTATGAAGGAGCTATGAATGTCAAGTCACTTGTCAATAGAGGTAAGAAAGCTAAATCTTTGAGATTATTTTTTAGTAACTACATTGGTAAAATATATAGCGAGCAATTATTTTCTCTTCCAATGTTAATGGAAAAGATGTTTGGTGGTGTAACTAATTCATTAGACGTAATGAATAAGATGGGTCTTATTAAATTAATCAATGGAGTTAATAAAGCCAATAGACAACATAATGATATTTTAGACCAGTATTCAAAGCAACCTTTTTACTCTACAAAAAACGCTCTTGGTAAATATGTCATGAATAAAGATTTCATGGATGCTGAGAATGTATACGAAAGAGGTATGCTTGCATTCTTGAAAAGAAATCTAGTCGGAAGTCCAGCTGAAATGAAAGCAGAGTTTGAAAGAAGAGTTAGAATGATACAAGAGTCTATCAATAAATTAACTGAAGATGGTGATCCTAAAGAACAAAAAATGGGAGAGCTGTATCAAAAGATTTATGATAAGCTAGGTGTATCAGAAATGGACATGGATGTAATTAATGCCAATGCATCAAAAAATAATTTAGATGCTGTTAATTGGTGGGTTAACCAATGGTCTCAACATTATTCAGATTTATCAGATATAAGTTTGTCTGTGTACAATACTCAATTAGGTAGCGATTTAAACTATACTCCAGACAAGTATAAAAAGTTATCTTCAGAAAATCAATCACTTGATGAAGGAGCTGTTGAGAGAAATGGTGCTTTTGCAATATCTATAGATTATACCGATAAAAATAAGACTGGTGTACTTATGGAAACAACAAGACCAAATGCAATGCCTGATGGTAGATATATTAGTCTTGATTTCGATACAAATAATTCAAAAGCATTAAAGTCGGCACTTACTGATATTAATACTGCTTCTGCTATTCGTCAAGTCGATGGTTTTATTAATTCAAAATCATTTAAGAAATTAATTCCTGAGTCTGAGGATAGGTCTATAATTACTAAGAGAATCAATACTTATATCAGAAGAGCAAAAGGTAAAAGCATTGTTGCATCTGATACAATTCAATATCTTAATAAGCTTGTTAATTTTGCTACAGCTCTTGGCGTAGGTAAGGCACTTGGTGGAATTAACCAAGCAGTAAGTCAAACAATTCCAGTAATGGTAAATACTATTGTGAATGCTGGGAGATTTGATTTTGCTGGAGCTGATTTCAATACTTGGTTAGATAAATCTGGACTTCCAATTTCAAATCGTGGTCTTGAATCACAATCAACAGTAGATTCAATTGATAGAAAAATAGATATGAAAGGAACTGGAGTTCAAGAAGCATTAAAGTCTGTTACTGATTTAAATCAATGGTACTTAAAGCAGTTCTTAGTTAGGCCTGATGTTTTTGTTGCTAGATCATCATTCAAGTCTTATTATTTACAAAATTTAAAACGCAGAGGATTAAGTACTGATATTGATTGGAATACGCATGAAATGGATATGGATGCTGCTGAATATGCTCAAGCTATGATTGACAGACAGCAAAACATATCTGATCCTATGTTAGCAGGTGAATTTTTGTCAAGTGATGACCCAATTAAACAGATAGCTAGAAAAGTAATTCTTCCATTTGCTTCATTTATTCTTAACCAAAAGGCTAGGATGTATAATGATATGATGACTATTAGTAGTAAAACAACAAGTAGACAAGATAAAATAATTGCTTATAGATCATTAACTGGACTAGCTACTGAATTAGCTACATATCAAATGATTGGATTTGGTATAAGAAGATTATATGATATGATTGCAGCGTCATTACTTGGTGATGAGGATGATGAGGAAACAAAGAAAAAGAAAATAATTAACGCTACTAAGTACCCAATAAAAAGTATAGTTAATGATATTTTTTCTCCAATCCCAATGACTGATGGAATTACTACTTGGGGATTGAACCAAGCATTAGCTCAATATCCTTGGATGACAAATAAAGAAATAAAGGATGCGATTGAAAGCAGAAATAAGGTTCTAGAATTAAAGGGAGAATCTAATATGACTGAAGCTGAAGAGAAAGAATTTATTGCCAAGATTAAAGAAGAAGCAACATACCAAGTTTTTGAAGATGAATTTAATAGAAGTTACGGTATGATTGGTATAGCAGGAAGTACTTATCAAGAGCTAGGTGAAATTGGTAATTTAGCCACAACAGGAGAATTTACTGATGAATATCAAGGTAGAGAAACTACTAAAAAACTATTAGAGTCAGATCGCGAAAAGGTAAAATACGCTGTTCCATTTATGATAGCATATTCAACTGGATTATTGCCAAAAGATGTAGGTTCAATAGGTAGAAACTATGTAAATAGAATCAAGAAGAAAGCTATTACTGAAAAGCAATTCGAACGATACGATGCTGTACAGAAAGACTTAGGACGTAATCTTAAATCTTGGGAAGTAGAATTGGTGAAAGCTAAGAAGGAATCTGAAACAGCCGTAGATGAAGTGAAGTTCATCGAGCGAAATGGTGGATTGACAGAACGTCAAGGAAGAGAATACCTAAAGCTAATGAAAGCTATCGGTGAACCAAGTGTTTCAGATATAGTTAGAATTAAAGAAGGCCAAACAGCCGATCAAATTTTAAAGTAATCAAGAGCAATACCATAACAATAGTTAAGTTTGCTCATGTCTGAATGTATAAAGAAAGGGTGGTATCGTAACTCGATGCGCACCCTTACTTTTTTCTTCTCGTAGATGTAGTTCTCTACAACAGCAATCATTTCTTCAACTGTTATCATCAGAACAAATGTGTTAACCTGGCAATCTGCCCATGGTCAGGATGGTGAATAAAACCCTCAATAGCTTTGGGTGCATGCTGATATCCATTACGATGATGCCAGCCATCAGTCCCACTAGGCGAACGTAATGTCTCCACACATACTGACATGTAGTCTTTTGATGACTTATGATGTATGTGATGTCCATATATATAACGATGATTGCATTCATGCCAAGAAGCACCCGTTTCATGAGCCATAAGTAATGGTAAGTCTTGTTGCTTTGCTCCATCCATATGAGTAGAACCGATTAAGTTTTTACCATATGATATATATTTACGATGCTTCATGTCATTGTCAAAAGTAACTTGCTTGCATTTACCAAACCATGCTTCAATACATTGCAGCAACATAAATCCAGACATAAAGTCATGGTTACTTGGATTGTATACAACATGAACATCAGCTATAGTCATTAGTGTTTCAATGACTTCAATAAGTAACTTCTTAGCTGTGATGAAGTTATCATACCACATCCCATCAGTATCCTGTGGTGTACCACTTGTTGTTGTGCGTTTTGGATTGTCAATATGCAGAATGTCATTACCAGCTATAAAAATAATCTTATCTATATTGAAAGCTGCTGACTTATTCAGTATACCATGCAGGCCTTCACGAACTCTCTGAACAGCTACCTGCATATTGTAATTCTCGCCAGTCTCAAAGCTAGAACAGATCTTACCAATATGAATATCGGCAGGGTCAAACACAAGGCAATGTGGATCACATGACACTTCTCTTCTGAATGTCGGATACCTTGGACTCCATTTAGATATTTCCTCAATTAGGTCTTGCTTAAAGGCATCGTGATCAAATTCGTTATTCTTCTTGACGTTGATACTGAAGTGTTTGCCTTTGTGCCAGTAGTGGCTGACATTATCATGATCTATGCCAGCTTCTTTACACGCTTCATAAAGACCTCTATCTTTTGTCCAATTGTAAATATTTCTTTCAATTGATGAGTAGTGATCTTTTAAATTGAATTCTTTTATGACTTGTTCGGCAATTTCTCTTTTAGTTTTACCTTCCTCAAAAAAAAGTTCAATTGCTCTATTCTGGTATATCTTCATGGGTTCTTTCTAGATCTCTCAAAACTCTTATTAAGTTTTGAATGTTAGATTTCATTTCTTTATAATCAGAATCAACTAAAGACTCATATATGCAATCCGTTAAATCATTGATTTCGGTCATTACTGCATTAACGTAGTTGATGTTCTCCATTTATTATCAACAAATATATCACTTATTAACATCATAACAAATACCCGACAAATATTTTTTTATAATCAGCTCATAATTAATTCTATATTTGCAAACATTTTCTCTTTTAATCACTCTTTTTATGAAGTATTCACTAATAACTTTCGAGTTATCATCCAAGGCTATTGGTATATTTTTAAGGGTCTTAACGACTTTAGGTAGCTTTGAATTCATTGAGATTGGAATAGCTTTCACTATGACATCTGCACAGTAGACTCCTTTAGTTGTTGATTCCATAAGCATCATTTAATAAAAAGTATTACTATTGCTGAACCTATTAAGTAACCAAATGCTGAAGCAAATGCCATTCTAATACGTTCCGACCATGTTTTAGACTCTACGATATACCCAACAAATGGCAATCCTAAAAACGGTCCTATAGATGAAAAAACTAACATGCCTACAATATGACCTTCAGCTACAAACCGAATGTAAAATGTTGAGCATATCTCGATTATCAAAGCAGATATTCCTATTACAAAATATTTCATGATTTCAACCAATTTCTAAAGGCTAATCCCATATTTTCCAATTGATATAAGAATGCTTTAAGTTCTTCGTCATTCTCTATATCCATCTTTTTATAAAGCTGATCGCTATTTTTTAGAACCTCTTCTATAAAATCATTTCCAGCTTTTTTAATTTGTCGGACATAAACATTTGGATACACATTTTTAATGTCTTCCATAAAGTCCATTAGTACTGGCAAAATACTTACCAAGCTCGCCAGTTTTTTCTCGTTCGATATAAATTTCTCTTTCTCCATCGCTTAAACTATTAAAATCATATTCTTTTTCATTAAACATTTCTTCTTCAGATTCATAGTACGGTCCATCTTTATATCCTAAGTCTATCTTTCCGTAGTGTTTGACAAGTATACCTCTTATATATTTTTGAACAATATAACTACTAACTCCTGTTGTTTCACTTATTTCCTCTAATGTTTTTCCTTCTGCGCACAGCTGCTTTATTCTAGACTTATTCTTCTGAAACATTATAGAATGTCGCACCATCGTAGACTGTTGCTTTAACGCCATGATTGTTTAGTTCTTTAATTCTGAATACTTGTAAAGGCCTAGGTTTTTGTCCAGGTCGTTTTACTTCAATAAATTCTACGTTTGAGCCTCTTGGGATTGCCAATAGGTCAGGTATACCAGTCTTATTAGTGACAGATAGCTTGATGACATAGTAACCATCCTTCTCAAGTTGCTTGATTAATTTAGATTGTATTTGCTGTTCTGTTGCCAATATTTGCCAAATGTAAATAAAAATATAACAAAGTGCAAGCGAAACTTTCGAATCGCCTGCACGACTGTTATACCCAATCGGGTGTAATTATAGTTAATAGGTGATGTATTATACCTTATAGGGTATAAAATAATACTTAAGGTCTGTTATATCAAACAAATATCGCGTATTTGTTCATAATAACAGACGTGCAAGCCAGGTTATGGTATTTAATAATCATCCATTAAGCCATCAGGATATATCCAAATACCTTCAGATAAATAAACACCACCTATCTCATTTAATGCCTCTTTACAATGATAAAATGCTAAAAAAACATCATCACAATCCTTTTCATAATACTTTTTACCGTTAAAGTAAACTGGGAACAATTTTTCTTCTTTCATAATTTTTAAAATAAAGTTAATCATCAATCTTGCTTGAAGGACCACACCCTAAATACATCTCTATTCTAAAACCTTTGGCTTCATAAGCCTTAAGTTTATTTTTTTTGATGTGTGCTTCAACAATTTCTTCGTACTTCTCACGACTTAATCGGTAAGCATTATAATCAACTACCTTTTGACCTTGCTCATTAACTGGAGCATTGGCAACCAACTCATCAAAGTCAGCTGACGGTGTTGCCTCTTTGTACAATTCTCTGTAGCAATTCATTGCTGCATCAAATAATTTCTTTTCTCTGCTTCTCATAATCTTTCTTAAAAATGTTAATAGTATACTTCTTTTTTGCTTTGACTGCTTTATATATCTTGTCCTCAATACCTCCAATGCTGAATAACCAGTAGACCTTATTGAACTTCCTATCCATGGTAGTCATACGATCTCGTGCTTGCCAATATGATGTTGCGCTGAAATCAATATTATAAAATACCACGTAATCAGCATTTTTTAAGGATATACCCTCACGACCTGATACAATTTGTAAGGCTATTACCTTAAAGTCACCATTGTCAAACTCATCAAGTTCAGTAGTCAAGCTATCACCCAAAACTTGCTGAAGTGCGCTCAGTTCTTCTTTAAACTTATAGAACACACCTATCTTTTTGTCGTGCCACCTATTTTTAATGAACTCAGCTTTTGTGGTATCAATCACCATACTGTTACCGCTCTCAAACTTAACAGTACCACTCCATAATTGGTGAAGCTTCTGCATTAATTTTACTGGTGTATCAGCCAATATAACTTCATCTTTACCCTCCACAACTAAATCCTTTTCCAAATTCTTCACAATCAACTTTGTCTTATTACACATATCAATGTGTATTACTTCTTCTTCAATCTCAGTTGAAAAACCTGCTTGTTGCTGTGTAAATGTAATGACATAAGGAAAGATAGCAGCCATTATCTTAAGCTCATTTCCTTTTGAATAATCGTTAGCTAAGAAGCCGTTGATTTTCTTTTGGAACTTATTCACATAGTCATCAGCCCATCGGTAAAAATTAACGTAGTGCTTAAATGGGCTGTGATATGATACCCAAAACTGATGATAGACTTGAGTGAATGACTCAGGGGTCATTGTACCCGATAAGAATATCATTGGCTTACTGCCAAACATCTGCTTGTACGTCTTAGTTGCTAGCCCTGGTTTTGGAAATGCTCCGAACCTATGGTGCTCGTCATGTATAACTAAGTCGTAGTTAGTATCTTCTAACTTATGCATTGACTCGTCATTTGTTACTGTCAGTTCAAAATCATAACCAAAATTATTGTAGTCATTCTGAATGGATGATATAGCTTTCTTCTTGGTTAAGAATAGAACTCGTTTAGCTCCGTATAGTTTTGCTGTCTCTAATGATGTTAAGGTCTTACCAGTTCTTACCTCCATACTTATATAAACAATTTTGTTTACTTTTAATATGTCAACTGCTCTGTTCGCTATGTCAATCTGATAATCCCTTAGTTTCATCATTACAATTTATTATTGAAAAACGTCTTTTAAATGCCATTGATTCTAAAGGAAAGTCATCTATAGATACTTCTGATGAACATCCAATAATTATTTCTGGGTAGATTATAAATGGATCTTTACATTGCTTTTCTACCATAAGGCCCTGGCATATATAGCTATAAAAAAAATCTATATTTGATGCATCTTTAAAATCATCTATTATTACTAATTCAGTATTTAAATTACAGCGACTAAAATAAAAACCCATACTATACCTATATAATATCTCATTAAGATTACGCCCATCGAACCAAGTAACATTATCTTGATTATACGAACTTGCTATTTCTTTAGCTTTTAGTGTTTTACCACTATCAGCATCACCTATTATTACTGTTATCTTTTTGTCCATCTTCTTTCATTTTATTTATAATATAATTTACTTCTTCAATCGCTTTAGCATGCAGAACTTTATCATGCTCCAACCAATTTAACTGCCGCTTGATTTCTCTTATGCTATAGTTAGGCACGAATGATACAGACTCATTCTTACTAGTCAGGAAGTCGTGAGCTTCCTTGTAATCTCTACACATTCTAGAAAGCTCACTTTTTCTTCTTGTACCATGCTTGGCATAACTATGGAGCTTCTCAGTGAACTCCAACCTTTTTCTAATTACAGACTCGCAGAATTTCATAATCTTAAGTTTAATTGTTCTTCTTCTTTTACTATAAATTCAACATTCTTACCAAGAGCGTTACGTGTTATTATTGGCTTCTTTCCAAATGCATAGTCACCATAGCTATCTATCCACTTATAGAACCTATTCTGAGAAACCTTGTACCTACCGTAGTTACTATAGTCAGGGTAGTCTTGCGTAAATGAATTGAATAAGTCTTGCCCTAATGACTTCATCTGTGGTCTAGTGTATACATTGTCATTAGCTGTAGCCCACTCCCAAAAGTCAGAACTTGTCTCAGCTATAAATTTACGAGTTTTTAAGTTCTTGAATTCACTACGAACCAATCCCTTATTTAGATAAGATTGTAAGTTAGCTATCATGTAGTTGTCAAACTTATTCCACTCGTACTCATCCCAACCACTGAATAACATATGACCAAACTCACTCTCAGGTGTGAAGGACTTATTGTAGTACTGCTTGAACTCCAAATCCCATTTACGTCTCTCAAATGAGTTACCAGCTCCCTTGATCGCATAGTTAGTTGTTATGACAATCTTTGGTGATCTCTCGAATGGAATGTGTATCTCGTCCTTATTCTTCTTCTCAAGTGTAATACCTTCGGTAATGACTGAAAACAATCGCTCAAACTCAAAGTTTTTACTAACGTCATCAAATACCAATATCTGTGTATCTACTTGAACTCGCTGATATGGAAAAGACTTTTGGAAGCTGAATCCCTTACCATCGATAATCACCATTTTCTTCATGTGGCTGACTGACTTAACGAATATACCTTTACCAGTTCCACCCTCAGGATTATCGCTAATTACCTCATCGTTCAATATAACAGCAGGACAATAACTAGCTGGTTTATAGCTATGCATCAAGTAACCAATCGTTGACTCAACTGATTTAACTCGCTCCTTGTCATCGCCAGAAATATTTGTGATGAATCTCTTAAATTCACAATCATCATGTGATGTCTCAAGGAAGTTTCGCTTTATCTTTTGATCCTCCCAAACAATACCATTCAATTCCTTGTAGTCAATCTTCTCAACACCTCGCCTTGTTACCTTCACAGCACAATTGTTATAGTAAAGATATGCTGTCTCTGAGTCATCAGTCATAAAATTTGTGTTTATGTTTGTTATAAAATTCAAAAAGGTCTCAGTAAAGAACTTAGTATTCATAGCAAAGAAGTTGTATATTGACATGTCATTTATACCTTCAAGATACTTTAGAATAAAGTCCTTTATAACATCCTCACTTGAGTCAGTTATAACATTATCTTTTACACGAACAAATACAAAGTTCTTTGAACCCTCAGGGTAATACTTATAGAACCCTTCCTTAGTCAAAAAATCTCTGAACAGGTTAGGCACTAACTCAATCTTACCCTTGGATGATTTTGTCCAAAACTCATTTGGATTGGTATCGCTAACCATCTTATCAATAATCTCAATAGGTACATCTTCATTACGCTCAATAACCTCTTTCAAAGGCATGCCGTTCTTTATGTCGTTCTTTATTGATACAGTCTTGTCGATGTCCTCGTAGAACTTAGTGTTGTGATTAGACACATTCTTATACCCACTTTCAATAATTGATGGTATCTCTCTAGCCATGTCGCCATTGATGTCATACGATTCAATTACTTGACGAGCTGTCTCTTTACTTACACCAAACTCATTGAAAGCACTAGCCAATATGTACAAGTTGTTGTTGCGTTGACCAGGAATCATCCCGAAGTTCTTATCCCACCAAAGCGACAACCGTCTGATGATCTCATTGTCGTCAGTTACTCTTATCATCTGCTTTACAACAGGCTTATACTCATCAGAGTTATCCATATCCGACCATCCCAACGATAACTCGTTGACATATATGTCAGGATCATATGACTCATAGCATACCCGACTGATGTTCTTACAAGTAACGTCAAACTCATCACAGTCGTAGTACTTCTTTAAAGCGTTGAAGTATTTCTTATGGTTCATCGGATCTTTTGGTATCCTAACCAATGCCTTTAAGCCATCACCAGATGGTGACGTGAACACACAGTAAGTATATTTGTCTGCGATTAACTCTTCCCTCTTTTGGAATAGATGCTGGTTGTCTCTGAATCCATCAAAGTCAATACATATAATCCCACTGTGCTCTACTATAGCATTGTCGGCACGCCTAGAGAATGTTCCTGAGAAACAGATGGCAGGAAGTTTCTTCTTCTTCTCATTCCTCGCATTCTTCTCAGTCTCACTTCTTACATTCTCAACAAGCTCTTTTGATTTGCCATTCTTTATTCTATCAATGGCTACACTTATATCAACATGGAATGGTGTCGATGTGTCGTTGATTGTCTTGAAATAAGTTATCATATTCTTCGATGTCTTTTAAATATTTTGAATCTTTAATTTCTACATATATGTCATGTTTCTTAACACCATGAATAATGGTTGCATGATCTCTTCCAAAATATTCACCTATCTGCTCATATGTCAAACCCATCTCTCTCATTTTCTTATACAAGAAATATCTCTTATGACTTTTAGGTTGACTCCTTGACGGTACATTTAAATTGTCTTGTTCTATTAGAACCATCACCTTTTCTAAAAATTCACCAACATCGTGATGCTTCATTAGTGATCCGCAGTAACTACATCTTTTCATCTTCTCTGTATTTTATTTCTTTTCTAATTAAATCTAAATGCCACTCAGCACCACCGTAGTCAAGTACCGCTTGCAAGTAATCGTCATCCATTTCACATAGTGGAATATATCTCAATGGCTCTTTACCATCCTTACCACGACTTCCTCTCGTTGCGTATTGCCTGACAATTTGAAAGTCATCATCTGTATACACACCATGATGCACAACCTTATTCATATGCATAGCACCATATCTTACGTAATCAAATCCACCATCTACCATTGCCTGATTTGAACATTGGCAAGTCTTGTAATCATGTCTATGGTAACTAACTATAGTCTCCAAGCAATCTAAACATGTTACTGCATTATATACTAACTGTCTCATATCTCAAAAAAATTATCGTTCCACGTTGATTCTTTAGTTTCGCCATCTATCCATGGCCATGTACTCTTTGCTTTATCGTAATCATTATTGCAGTACTTCTCAAGCCATAACTTTTGCTCGTAGTACTTATCAGTTCGATCATCAGTTGGTGATACCAAAAACATACAGAACTGCCATCTGAAAAAGTATATGTAGAAAGCTGGAGACCATTCATATCTTGGTGTGTCATACTTATCCTTCCAACCTAACCTAATTTTTTTAAACATGATTGGCCAACCTATCTGTATCCAATAGTACCTGTTGAACAACTCTACAATCCAATTCTTAGATCGCCTTACCATTGGTGCGCTTGCTGGGTCTTTTATCCTTCGTATCGTTACTATATTCCTATCAAAATTTATAGGCATAAAGTAAGGACAACCATGGATTATCTTTCCAAAGTAGTATTTATTTTTTGGTTTTTTCAGTTTCATATCTTAGTTTTTGAATATACAATATCGCATCCATTAGCTCTTCTTGAAGATGATTTAAAAAGTCATCAGTATTATTTTCATACAATGTAGTACCGTACTTTTTAATACCAACCTCAGACCTTTGTTTAAACTTATCGATTATACTCTCGACCACTGGATCAACAACCTTAAAGTTATTGTAGTCGAAATACCAGTCAGCATGTTTACCTGTTATATCCTCACCTATCAACCAAGCTCCATACTTGTCAGGCTTATGAACTTCAACTATCTGACCTTTATTGAAGTAACTATTATCAATAGTCACCCTTACCTTTTGACCTTTCTTTAGCATATATTAAATTTTATTAGATTAAAAATGCCGAATAGACATACCTATCGGCATATAGTTTTTCCCTGTATGTAGGGTTAACCACAGAACTATAACTGTTGTTCGCCATGAACTTGGTAGTCAGGACAGGAATCGAACCTGCTATGGTTGGGGTTGTAACTACTTTTGAGTACCCTTCCTTATTTATTCTTAGCGTCTACCATTCCGCCACCTGACTATTTGCTGTCTTTCCAAGCTGTCAGAGGGTTGAAGTAAGTCACTCCCACAATAGCATTTTAAGTGTTCTCAAGGATGGATTCGAACCATCGACTATCATGCCTTAGACCACTCAGCCACTTGAGAACCTGTAGGTCACGCTTAACCTATTGAGTTGCTAGCAGGTACACTCTTCGATGCCGAACATCAGCGTTTTTATTTTAAAACATCTTCCCATTTCTTTTTCATTCCAATTGGGTCTGCAATATATTCTTGTATTTCTTTTATTGCATCATTGGGCGATTCAAATGCTATATGTTTGCATCCAATTCTTATAATACAACCTCTATGTAAAAAATCTATTGATAAAGGATATTGCCTTAGTGTTTCAGGACCTGTCATTCTAATTTCAATAGGTTGAATTTCTTCATTTCTTAACTCATCTTGTTCTGTTTCTTCCATTTTATTTTAATTTAAATTGTTACTAAAAAATGCAACTTTTATTACTGTCCGAAAGAGTTGCCAACTTTGCCTACTTACGATTAGGAATCAGAGTGTGCGCTGGCAAGTAAACTGTCCTTACACATCGCCTTGATTGACCTACGATCCCTTGTACTTTGGGCGCAATTAAACTAACGTCAATAGATACAAAGTCTTATTGATAAGAGCCAACATCTCATCCATGATGTTTTGCAACTCACTTGGATAATTGTTACGCTCTCCATCAATTGTCTTCTGCATTGACTTCAAATGATCAGCTGCATTAGCAACCTTTGACTCAGGAATTACAATTGGAATTCGCTTGTTCCGACCAAAGTACACCTCAGTAAATGAGTCAGTCAAGTCTAAAATTCCATCATAGTAGCCTCCCAAAGCCTTGTGCTCTGCAAATGATGTTGTTTGTAAATGCTGCAAGTGCATCATGTCTCTCGATTGGAATAGCATCCCAATAAATTTTCCTGTTTCCATACTGCAAATTTAAGATTTCTTTCTGTTATTTAAATCTAACCAAGAGCCAAGGTAAAGTGGCATCATTGCATAACCTGCTAGAAGAGATAGTATTATCTTGATGAAAATATCACGATAATTATCATCCTCATCGTGTGTTACTCCAAATGTAAAACATGCTGAAAATAACACATAAAATATAAACCACCACATAATTAGAACGGTAACTCTTCGTCATCATTGCTTGCAATAGTGATAGCAACAGGCGCAGCACCCACTGTATCTACCTTAAAAGCATTCAACGTATTGAAATACTTAATGTCACCAGATGGCGATCTCCACTCTCTTCCACGTAGATTGAAAGACACCTCAACCTCTTGACCTTCCATTATACTATCAAGTAATGTTGTCTTGTCTTGCGTTAACTCGAACATGATGTCTTGAGGATACTTTTCCTCCGAACCATCAGTCACAACGAACTCACGCTTGCTAAACTTGTCTGACACTTGCTGTGTCTGTCTGATCACCTTGATCACACCCTTCATTTTAAATGCACTCATTTATTTATTTATTTATTGGTTACTAAAAAGGACCGTCAGTCAACACCTCTTGCTGTCTGTGGGTAAAATGCTCGCTGACATATCTCAATAGTTCAGCCATTGTTTGGAATACTAACACGTAGTCAGTTGTTCCGTTTTTTACGGTATCTCTTAAGATATACCCGTTCTTTACTTGTTGTATCTCTATCATTTGTTTATTAGTTTTTGGTAATACTCATCGGCATACTCCTTAGCTGCCTTAACTCTTCGCTCAATCTTTAATATGTCATCGTCTGTCAACTCTACTGGAACAACAGTCACACATAACCTCTTGTCTATGAAGTCATCAATGTAGTGCAAAGACTCACTCTCCCACTCAGGCTTAATCTCTGGAGGAGTGCTAACCAATACATGCGCTACCTCACCATGCCTCCACTCCTCACCTGTAATCTTACTCAGCTTGTACAAGTACAGCTTAACCTGCCACTGATATCCTAAATCATACGCTTTCTCAGGGGTTTTAGGAAAAGTCTTTTTCGTCCAAGATGACTTGATGTCGATAACCTTTCTTCTCTCACAATCAACAATGTCAGGGTGTCCACCAAGTATATCATACGTAATATAATAATACTTGTCTGCCTCAACTAGCTTATTGTACTTAGTGCCGAACACATCGTTGTAGACCTCAATTGAATCAACCTCAACAGCCCAACCTTTCTCGGTTATTGGACTAGAGAAGTTACTCTCATACCGATATACTTTACGATCGACATACTCCTCGATTAACGTCTTTGCTCCTGCCGACAGTTCAGCAGGCGCATCACGCTTGGCTATCAACTCGTCACGTTTCTCGGCCTGCTTCTCCGTCAGTTTTATCTTATCGAGCAACTCTTCGAGTAGTTCAGCCTGCTTTGCTGTCAACCCATCATCACCCAAAAACACAGGACTTGCTGTCGATGCCCTAAGCCGCAGCATCCTCTAGCTGTTTTAATTGCTCAGGTGTGAGCTTATACTGTGACTTGATTAGATCTAATGACGTTGATTTAGTCTTGACAGCCTCAATGGCTACCTTCAGACTGCTGTCCGTCAATACCTTCATCTCACCCTTCTTAGCAGGTAATGGTCGTGTACTGAATCGCAAAGCCTCAACCATTCCTTGTGGGCTCTTTACCTTCTCAACTCCCAATACTATCTGCTTACCTACATAGTCGTCAGGATTGAATGAATCAAAGAAAGTCTCCAACCTCTTGAAGTTCGTTCGGTTTGTTACCATAGGTTTCGAGAACTCTCGAAGCTTGATGAATACCTTCTGCTCCTTACCCATCTCCCCAACAAAGGTATCTTGATATACCTTATCGATTGTTACGACTCGTGGCTCGTACTTACCATTTACTTCTAAATCCCAAGCACCCAGGTACTTGTTGTCGGCCATCATGTTGCGCCAGTGTGTTTGATTATTCATTTGATTTAATTTAAGGGGTTACAAACTTAACTAATCTTTGTTGATAATACAACAATTTGTCACGATTTTTTTGTATTTTTTTCTGCATTGCCTCAGGAGAACTGATGCAGTTGCTATCGATAAGGTGCTCTTGCCACTCAATTTTTTCATTAATGACATTTATATTAACAGTCAGACATCCTGCCTCCCATCCTTGCTTATCAAATATCTCTCGCTCATCGTCACAAACATCCCTGAATTTCTCATTTGGAGTCATCGTGTTTTTCACCTCTATGTGGCCATCCTCATCAAACTTCTCAATCTTAACACCCATGTCAAGATACCACAGACTCACTCTAGTGTGGTAGAGTGAGACATGTGGATTTTCTTCTAAGTCTTGCCAAGCTTTCATTTAACACGATATATTAAGTTCAATGGCCTATTCTTCTCACTGATGACAGTAAAGAAATCCTTGTCCTCACTACCATCAAACTCACCAAACATAATCTTATACCTATCACCATCAACAATCATTAAGCTGACAATTTGACTCTCAATGTTGTTACCGAAGAATGCAAAGTCAATCGGGTTCTTCATGATGTCAAACACAACATCATTCGTGTCAGCTCCATTCATGTCACTGACATAGTTGTACTTCCTTACGGCATCCCTTATGTTCTTGAACGACATCTCGTACAAGCCATGCTTGTTCTTCTTGAATCCATCAACTGCCAATAGTTGACCAAACGCTGACATGCTACCTAGTAACATGAAAGTAAATACTAACCTACCCATAATATAAAATTTACAATTAAAAATATTACTGATGCCATCATTCCAAAGAATCCAATGTATACCCCACCAACCCGAAGTATATCATTTTTAAGCATACTGCTTGATGACATAATTAAAAAGAAAATTGTTGGCATTAAAATAATCGCTATCGCATTAAACATATGTATAAAATTTGATTGTCCTTACTAAATCTCTTTAAAGCGTCACCATAACTTGACGCTTCTAATGTTATACCCGTACACAGATCATTGTCTATCAGGTAACAAATGTGATATCTACTCATGCTCCATCAGTTTTTTAAATTCAGCAACCGTTCGATCACCTACTCCATTAAATAAATAAAACTTATCTATATCAATCTCAGATAAATCTTCCAGCTTGACATTGTAATCAAAGTACCTATACAAAATATTGTAAAGCCTTGGACTTATAACGCCAGCATAATACATATCCTTAATACGTGTATGCCTATTGATCGTGGCTGTCATCATCTTGCTCAACCTAATCTGAGCCTGCTCATCTTGGTAACGCTTGACCGTAGCCATAGCATTATCGTACTGTCGTTTTGTTATCATTTCATTCTAATATTTGGTATTAATAATAATCCGAATAACGGATACCCAGACCTCGTGAAGTAACATACCGAACCTAATAAGACTAGGTACGCTACGTAAATTATTGTTACGTGTTTCATAAATCTCTCAATTTAGCGGCAAACTCATAGTCCTCACAATCAACAGCTCGTTGTAAAGCCTGATCCTTCTGATCAAGCAGGACGAACTCATCCTGAGGTGTCCACATCAATCCCTTTGTGTCCAGCATCATCCCACACTTGCACATAACCGCTTGATGATTAGAGCGTTGCCCTATGTTAATTAAAGTCTTCATGCACATAACACAATACGATAATGAATTTACCATGTACACACTTCCCTTCATCCTGAACTGACATCTATCGTCAGGTGGATTACTTAACGCTATTACTTTGTCTCCTATTTTCATATATCCCTCAGTATTGCGCAGACCTCATAGTACTCATGCTCTATAGCTCTGCTGGTTAATGACTCGCTGATCTCAGCCCAATTATCCATTATTATCTTTGCATTACGCAACGACTTCTCCTGTACATCAATAGGTAGCTCCAGCAACCTTGTCAATATCTCATCTGCTAATTCTGTCTCCATATCTTTCTCTTAAATAGTTATACCATTCTTCCTTCTTCCTTCCGTTGACGAACAGCCAACCGAAGTAAATCTCAAATATTCGTTTCATTCTATTCTGATTTAAAGGTTTCGTTGTAGTAATCAATACCTGAATTACTCCAATTTTCATTATTTGGATTTATCCTATAAGCATCCATTATCTGCTCTTTCTCCATTTCTTTGGCTTGTTTGAATAACATTGAACTGTTCGGAATTTCCGAATTATTGAACATTTCTTCCAACCATTCTACTGCTGTTTTCATATTCTTCTTAGTATTAAGTTATTATTGTCGTCTAGTTTGGGTGCATAACCAGTAGTCGTTATCTTATGACCACTACCCTTAACTCCCTTGATAGCACCATATACTTTTGTCTGCTTAATTGTATGGCACTCAATCTCAACTTCAATTTCGGTTGGTTGGAGCGATTGGATAATTTCACCATAGGATAAATCATCTAAAACAAATCTTGGTTCTGTTGGTCTACCATACCCATTATGGGTTTCTTTAACACTACCTTGTTTTGCTTTATCAATAGCCCTTTTCATATCCTCCAAAGTAAACACCTTATCTTTATTCAACTCCATTGCTTTGTTGAAGCCATTTTTAAATCCATATTCCGTATCATCTTGTGCTGTTGGATATATTGAATAGTTCTTAGCAAAATCTTCAGCCAACTTCTCAACATCAACAACCCCAAATATCTCATCACAGTTTTGTTTGGATAGTTTATTTACTATTTCGTATTGAAGATATAAATCATCAGTAGTTCCAAATGGCTTACCTTCTACAAACAAATAATAATTACTCTCTCTTTTAATTAATCTACCTTTCATAACTTCCTTCTTTTAATAAATAAATCATCCTCTTCCCTCTCATATCCTATGCTTCGCGCATACCTTATGAGATCATTCATTGTAACTATACCAAAATCCTTAAGCAATTCATACATATCTTTTGTTGTCTTGGTATTGACTATCCCACTATTCAACTTCTCCATCGTAAGGTAATACCTATCTGCCATCTTATTGTTGATCTCAATAAGCTTTTCATTACTAATCTTACCATCCTTCTTCCTCAGATTAGCTTCAGCCCACAACGGTCGAACGTTCTGCCATCTTAACAAATGATCTAACTGCTTCTCGTCATTCGCATTTGATAGTGGAGCAATATGGTCTATGTGCCATGCGCCATGATTATCCCATGACATTCCAATTTCAAATTTTGACTCAATGTGATTCCTTATCTTTCGAAATGTACATCCTAATTCAACGCTATACGAATCATCAGTAATCTTTTTTGAGAAGATAAACCTATTACATTTATATCTCTTTTGAGATACCAAATACTTAAAGTCTTTTGTTGGTTTTGGTTTCTTTGGTGGCAGCTTTAAACATTCAATACAGGTTAAATGTCTTTTGGACCAAAATCTTACTTCAGTCCTTCCGCAATTTTTACATTCTTTCATAACGCAAAAATCCCCTCGTAAAAAATATAGTTCCTCACTCCTATATCATTACAAAGGGATTTGTTAATGTTTTTACTGTGTGAGGAAATACAAATATAATAATAATGTTGACTATATACAAATAATGTTGAAATATTTTAATTTTAGTGTTAATTTTCTATCTGATTATTAGTTAGTTATGTTAATTTTTGGGAACTATACTTCCTACTATAAGAAAAAAATAAAATATATAAGAAAATAAGAAAATAGGATAATAGGAAAATTTCCCCGTTGTATTTTTTTTATTTTGGCTAGTTGGTAAAAAAGTCAACATTTCAACACTAAAATTGATTAATTGACTGATTATCAAGCAACTAACTTTTTTCAGTTAACACAAAATCGCAAATTTCAACACTATTTTCAATAATTCCAACATTCTAAAACTCTAGTTTTATAGTCTATCTTTCTCACAATCAACAGTTTAAGTAGTCTTAATTAAAGTAATACTTTAAATCAATCCGTTCTCCCTGAACTCTCGAAGCAATCCAGCTCTCTTACCTATCTTTCTGATTTCATTTTGGTATAATACTATTTCTCCCAGACTGATCTGTTGGATGGATTGCATTTCGTTATACAGTTCAATTGCTCGTTCTCTTGCTTGGTCTTTTTTCATATCTATAAGTTTTAATTAATTCCAGTCCAACCATTCTATTATCAGGTCGTTTATTTCTTCGTCTCTCATGGCTTCTCGTTTAATATGTCAATACTTATTTTGATTGCTAACCAAATTTGATCGGTCGTGTCGTTATTTGTTAACGCCATTTCTAAAACTTGTCTCGCTTGGTCTTTCTGTATGTTGCCATCAGCTACATTATACACATCTTGAATGTGCCATAGGTTGTCCACAAAGTATCCTGCATCTCGCAAGACTTCTTTTGCTTTTAGTATCTCATTCATATCCTTCTAACTTTTCTAACTTTATTCCAATTGGTCTTAATCCAAACGGCTCGGCATCTAATCCATAATCTAACGTATAACCGATTTCCTCTAGTTCATTGGTTAATCTTTGCAGATCTAGATAGTCATTCGTGCATTCGTCCTCGTTGAATGATTCAAGTATCGCTTGTACTTCGCTAGGTATTAATTCGGGTGTTTCAAATAGGTCTCTCATGGCTATAAGTTTTATAGATTGCAAAAAAAGTCTTCATCGGTAAACATTATACCTTCATGTTTTTTTATTACATAATCCATTCTCATTTGATTAGGTAGATAAACCGCATCAAGCTTATCGGGATCGTTATCTAATAAATAGTTGAAATAATTAACTCTTAATTCTTCTAACTCATCTTGGTTTAATTCGTGTACTGTTCTCATGGCTATTTAAATTTAAAAATTGTTAGTAGGTTAATCATTCTGTATGCTCTCTTATGAACATCGTATACGACCATTAAGTTATGGTCATTTGGATCGAATCGCAATCCGATCCCTTTGATGTTCTTCTTTACTCCCAGTCGAGCGGTCATTCTTCTTTCTGTGCCATCCTTCTTGATGAAACTAACGGAAAAGAATCTTCCGTTAGTGGCTAAAATCTGTTCTTTCATATTGATATATTTCTTGGTTATAAAATAAACTTACATAGGAATCTTTGATATCCCATGGTTCTTCAAATCGTTCGTTCTCACAGATGAACTGTAGTATACTTCCTACTTGATGTTCATTCCATTTGTTCATCCAATCCTTTGGATCGTTTGAATGATAAGATATGAATCCGTCGCGAGAAGTGTACGTGTGTTTGATATACTCGCTGAATTTCTCGTAGTTATCTTTGAGGTATTGTTTTACCTTAGTCTTATTTAACGTTATCTCGCAGTATATTGTATCATCGCTGAAGTTGTAGTACTTTGGACTTACCAATCTTTCGAATTCAATGTGTGATACAAAGTCTGATAAAAGGTATTGAACTTCGTTACACATCTCTTTTGATATGTGATTGTAGTAACTTGTCCAATCAACGAATTCCCAAAACTCCTTGTCACTTGGTAATTCGAAGATGTCTTCTTCACCATCGAAACATGGTTCGCTCCAGTGCGAATTGTAGAATCCACTGAATAGTGGTAGATATGTTTTTGCTTTCATGGCTTAAAATTTTGTTTTGGTTAAAAAATATTTATAAACTTCAGGAATATGTTTTTTGTAGTAAGGCTGTTCTGACTTACACCATTTTTTCAATTCTTCTTTATCTTTGAATGTTTGGTATTTGAATGTTATTTCTAATTCATCTATAAAATCTTGGACTGTCCATCCTTCCCATACGTGTCTATTCATGGCTATTTGTTTTACTCAGCGCACAATTCCCATGGCTGAAGATTAATAATTGCTTTTGTTCCTCCTAACTGCTTGACAATAAATCTTGCTAGCTTTCTATTTACTTTTTCATCTTGGATATGTGCACTACCAATTTGTTTCACGAGGTCTCTTGGTGATATACCTAGTATTCTATGGCAGAACTTAACGTCCTGCCCTAGATAGAATGATTTGTAACGTGATTTTGTTTTGATAATTAATGTCCAATTTCGATCGAATCCGTAATTCGATGATATTACTATGTTCATGATTAATGGTTTAATATGTAAATTGATTTGTTTGATTTTGTTCCTAGTGTACCACTACACAAACCACATTTGCTACATGTAGACTTGAATCCTGCTTCCTTGCTTGCAGGACAATTGACAATTCCATCAATCTTTGATTCCGTAGCAATGTAACTTCTATATCCTTTCATCCTTGCGATAATCTCTCCGTTGATGTCATGCGTAGATGCCATGAAGAATTCACTTAATTCGTTACGCATCCATTGGTGAGTATATCCAGTCCAATTGTCTGCTACATTTGTCATTTCCTGAATCATCTTAATTGGGTGCAATGATGGTTCACCATACGTTCCGAATCGAACGAATGTTGATTTTGACATTTCTCTTGCTTTAAGAATCATATCGTACTTGAATGTAGGTACATTTTCGAATGTTGGATATTCTTTCGCAATACTTTTTAGCATGCTGATAAACCCAACATACTGATTGAATTTGTGCGTATAACATTTTCCGAATTCATTGAATGGACAATCCAAGCAATTTGTATCAGCGTTACTGAAGAATGTCTTCATTCCATCATTCGTTCCATTGGCAATCAATTCATACTGTTTTCTGCTGAATGTGTACGTTTGGACAATTTTTCTTTTCTTGTCTGATTCAATCTTATTGTTGCTAGTGGTTGACTTGCTGATTACTTGCAATGTGTCACCAATTCTAAAAATTAGTTTCATGGTTATTTGTTTTGGTTAATATGCCGTATCACTACGGCATTTCGGATCATAAATCCTCATCAGTTAACCTTTATTTCATTAATTATTTTGATCTCATATTCTAAATTATAAGACTGTACCGCGATCCCTCCACCATATTGTTTGTTATGGAATTTTCGACCGCTAATTTTTTTAGCTAGTTTTAAAGCGGTTGGATAATCATCCGCTAATTGTAAGAAATGAAAAACATAACGTGGGTTTCCGTTTACGTCATTGTTTACTCTTGTAAAATCTTCTTTTGTTATCATGATTCCTATTTTTTAAGTGTTATTATTTTCAATGTTGCTACAATGCTATACAATAGCATTAAATAAACAAATGTTCCCATGGCTAGTAATATATTTCGTTTAACGTGTACTTGTACTTCTTACAGACATAATTAATGAAGTTATTCATGTGGTTTATGTCGTTAAAATCTCTATTTACCACTACTATATCTTTGTGGTAAGGAGTATAAAATTCGATTATTGCTTTCATCGTTGTTCAAATGGTATTAATACTTTTCTTGTTTTAATTAACGTTCCGTTAAGGAAAAATCCCCAAATCTCGAATTTACCTTCTATCTTTAAAATTTGTGTTGACATGGCTAAAAATTTAATTGGTTAATACGGCAATCGCTTGCCGTTTCATCCATTTAGGAATCATCAGTTAACCTGTGAAGAAAATAAAATTGAAGAAATAAAGCCCATAAAACCACCACCATAAAACAAGGTAGCCATTATTGGCTCATGGTTAATGTATAGACTTTCGTTTGAAAATGTTACTACTGCTGAAGTAATTGAAGTAATCCCAAAGATCACCATCATTAATAAAAAAATTGTTTTCATGGTTATTTATTTAATTGGTTAGTGCTTCCGTTCGTATCGCTCGAATAAAATTGTCATTCAATCGGAAGCTATAATTGTTAACTTGCATCACGCTTATATAGATGGAATCAAACCACCACAAGTTATTAAAGTATTATGTAATTTTCTTTGGTATATTATCGAAACAATAGAGAAAATTTAGGTCTATTGTACCAAGGTCTTCCACCTCTAGAGTAAGCCTATAAGCAACTATTTTACACTCTATCTTTTTTTTGCAATCTTTTTCACTTGCCGAGAATCAATGAACGTTTACTTTAACAAAGGTCTAAACTATTTTTGACATTTCCTAACTTTTTAACAAATTTTTGTTGAAAGCTACTTAATCAATCTATACTCATCGTACGTACATATTAAGTCTTTTAACATTGCTAGTAAGGATTTGTATTGTTTAGCTCGTTTGCTTATAACAAAGATACGTCAGTTTTTCAGATTGTCAACAATTTTTTCTTGAAAGATTATCAAAATACGTATTTACACTTAGAAACGTCTACGTAGTTTCACTTAGTTAAGACAGATATCGTGACTGAATAAATTACGTAAATGGCTATGAATCAGTAAGTTATAAGATATTAATATATTTAACATGAAATACGTTTTTAATTAGTGAATTGAATTGAGATGTAACCCCCACAAGCCAAACGCACAATATTGTATGCATGTTTGAATGCATAACTAATTGATTATCAGTCAGTCACGCGGTTAGATTGGTGGTCTGATTGACTTTCTATTTAACATAATTAATATTATATTACAAAGGTCGATTGGTCGGCATGTCAGCGCGCGTATGTTGGTGTCAATAACGTAATGCATGGAGACGCGTATACATCAACTAACGGCAGGCAGGCAGACACACACGAACGGCAGGCAGGCAGGCAGGCAGGCAGGCTAGCAAAAAGCTGAAAATCTCAGCCGAAAAAACCAAATTGCACACCCCCCAGTCAATTTTTAGATCGTTTCCCCCGCGCGCAATTTTTCGTGGAATGGGGGTATTACCCAAAAATTCCGTATATTTACCAAAAAAAAAGATATGCCGAAAGAAGTAAAAGTAGTCGACAAGACTTGGAGAAAGCGTCCATTTGGACAAGAGGGGATTATGAAAGATCCGAACAATCCGTATCCAGTTGATACTGAGAAACACACTACAGTAACAAGGGGTGGCAAGGTAAAGAAGAAGGTTGTTGGTGTAAATAGGGAGACATCTCCAACTTTTTATGAGCCTGACTCGGAGCAGAGCGTAAAGATAACTAAGTTTAATAGGTCTGGAAAAGAAAAGAAGACTGTATCTCTTGTAAAGGATGAGAGCGGTAAGATAAAGAAGACTGTTAGTCGTAATGGCAAGGAGGCAGTAAGTGTTAAGCCAGGATTATTGGCTAACAGACGAATAAAAAAATATATTTAATTTTGCATATATTAATTGACATACCGCAAGGCTTATTGTTAGGATTTGAGTTCTATGGGCCTGACGAGGATTATGACTTTAATGAGTTACAGATCAGTTTATTAATTTTAAGATTTACGATAACATGGCATTAATGAAGACAGGGAGAAAGCCGTATGGTGAAGACCCAAAGAAACCAAAAACGAATGGTGACAATCCAAAAACTCAACAAGAGGTAAAGGTAACTGCTAAGAAGCAGTATACTTGGGATGACGTTTCAAAGAGCGAAGATATAAAGTCGCGTAATAAGGCAGCTAAACAGCAGTATGAATCTGACGTAGCAAACTACAACAGGTCTATGAAGCTTTATAATGAGGGTGCTTCTTATGATGTTTCTAATGAAAACTTGTCTAAGGTTAATAAATCAGGAACTAGTATTAAGGGCAAGCCTGTTACATATACAGCTGCTACTGGTGGTACGTCAGCTAAAGAGATGAGTGATGCATATGATAAGGGTATTAAGTCTGGTGAATATGTTGATATCAATGACCCTCGTATTAGTGAGAAGAACAGGTATTATATAAAGGGAGCTATGATGAGTGGAAGAGATAAAAGTTCTAATAAATGGGGAACTGTTAAAAATAAAGCTATTCCAGCATCTGTTGCGTTTGACAAGGATTTAAATTTCAAGAAGATTTATGATGGTGAGGATTTCGATCCGTATGAATTTGAGAAAGCTGCTAAAAGTGGCAAGTTTGATGAGTACTCAAAAAAGCAGGGGATGTCAGGTAAATCTTATGCACCAAGCTTTGGATATTTAGAAAAATATGGAAAGCCAGAGCAAGCTAAAGTACCTGCATACGAGAAGGAGATGAGTATTGATGTTAACAGAGTTCCTTTGCCTAAAATGGAGAAAAAGAAGTCTGATGTCAAACCATTAAGAATATCTGAATCAAAGTCTACATCTACTGAGAAGCCAGATTGGGAAGAGCCAAAGGGATCTACGAAATATAGAACAAAATATAGCTTACCTGACATCAGCACGACTGATAAGGGTAAAAGTTTAGGTAGATTTGTGGCTGCTAAAGTTAAGTCAATTGGTAAAGACAATGCTCTTACTCCTAGTTTAATAAAAGAACAAGGTAAAGAAAGGTTGATTCAAGGTAAATCAGGTAGAGAGGCCAAGATGGCGAAAGCTTATTTTGGTGGTGGATATGAAGGCCAGTCAAAATTTGACATTGAGGGAACTTCTGAGGAGCGTGGAAGAATAGGCGCACTTAAGGCCGACAAGGCCGACTTTAGTAAGGGTATTAGAGAAGCTAGAAAAGCTGGAGATAGAGAAAAGGTACAAGGTTATAGAGCGGCTAAGAAAGACGTTAAGTCTGAAATCAAGCAAGCGAAGTTAGCTAGTAAGTATTTAACAAAGCTAGGTCAAGAGTTCACAGGTGTTAGAGAGGGTCAAGAGTTAAGAAGCACTGGTAAGATAAAGGCAAATACTCCTGCTGCATATCTTGGTTTTACAGGTTCTAAGCAAGATACATATAACTCTGACGCTAACTTCAATAAGTTTTTAGCTAAGAGTTCAACTGACAATCCTGCTAATCGAAACACTATACCAAAACAAATGGAGACTGTTGAGCCAAAGATGACTAGATCTCAGAGGAAAGAGGACAGAAAAACACAGGAAAAAGTTATGAAAAACATGAAAAACTAAAAAATTACCCTCCAATCGGAGGGTTTTTTGTTTTATTTCATTAAATTTGTGTCAAAATACAATAAAATGATAGTAAAACAAGTTCATTTTGGCGATGAAGGCCAAAAAAAGCTCAAGAAAGGCATCAAAACGATAGCTGGAGCTGTAAAAAGTACGTTAGGAGCAAGAGGACGTACAGTGTTAATTGAATCAGAGAACCATGTTGGAGGTATGACGGTGACGAAGGACGGTGTTACTGTTGCTAAGTCGATCAACTTGTATGATCCGACTGAGAATTTGGCTGTAATGATGATGCGTCAAGCGGCAGAGCGAACTGCTACTGTTGCTGGTGATGGAACTACTACATCAATCGTGTTGGCTGAGGCTATTATTGACGCTGCCGATAAATACTTGTCGGAAACAGACAACGTTACTGAGGTAATTCGTGAGATCAACCATCTTGCTAGCATTGTTGTCTATAAATTGGACAAGAGGTCTAAGAAGTTAAGCGGCAAGAAGCTCGTTGACGTAGCAACTATAAGTGCGAACAATGACAAGGAGGTAGGTAAGATGATTGCTGATGCCTTTAGTGAGGTTGACATGGTTACTGTTGAGAACAGCCAGACTACAAGCACGTATGTTGAGATAATTAAGGGTATGAAGATCGATAGGGGTTATGCTTCTAGAGTATTCATCAATGACTTCAAGAAGCAGGAGTGTGTGTTAGATAATCCGTACATTTTGATAAGTGATCATGAGATAAATAATATCATGAATTTGGAGCGTATTTTAGTTCCTATAGTGAGCCAAGGAAGGTCTTTACTTATAATTGGTGAGTTAGGTCAGAACGCATTGAATACGTTAAATGCCAATGTTGCTGGTGGTAAGATTAAGGCTTGTTCGATATTGCCTCCATCGTTTGGATACAGGAAGAAAGACTTGCTAGAAGATTTATCAGTCGCTTTGGGTGGTGTTTACTTCTCTGAGGACACTGGCGATGATTTGTCGTTAATAGATTTAGACAGTTTAGGTAGAGCTACTAAGGTTATTGTTAGTAACAACATGACGGTGTTCATGCATAGTGAGTCTAGGGAGGAAGAGATCAACAATAGAATTATTAATCTTAAGGAGATGCGTGATGCGTCAACTAACGATAATGAGAAGAACTTCTTGAATGAGCGAATTGCCAATCTATCGGGTGGTGTTGGTGTAATCTATGTAGGAGCGTTAAGTGACATTGAGCAGAAGGAGAAGAAGGATCGGATTGATGATGCTGTGTGTGCTGTTCAAGCTGCGTTGGAGGATGGTATATTACCTGGTGGTGGTGTAGCGTTGTTGGATATTGGTCTTACTATGTGTATACATGATACAGCAGCTGATAAGATAATGGGTGAAGCATTAAGAGCACCATTCAATCAGATTGTCACAAATTCTGGTAAGAATTGTTACGATATATTAATGAATCGACCTATGGGTGATGGCTATGACGTGAAGGGTGAGCAGTATGGCGACATGGTTAAGTTGGGTATTATTGATCCTACAAAAGTTACTAAGAATGCACTATTGAATGCTGTGTCAGTTGCAACGACAATTATGAGTACGAATGCTATTATCACAAATGTAAGAGACTATGAAGGTTCTAAATAAGTTTCTGATTATCCAAAGAGTTTTGGACAAAGCAGAGAATAAGTCAGGTTTAATAATGACTATGGAGGACAAGCGTGAGTTAAGGTATAACAAGGCTGTTGTTGTGTCGGTAGGTTCGATGGTGTCGGGTATAACCGACACTGACGAAATCTATTTTGACAAGGCGGCAGGTCATGACGTTTTGATAGATGAGAAGCGTTTTACTGTAATTCAGGAGAAGGACGTTGTTTGCGTTCTTTAAGATCTTTGTTATGATTTTTAATTGCTATGGCTAGGGTCTTATGAGAGAAAGGTGCTGTCTTTAAGAATATTTTATTGCGCCTTGTAGACTCAGGAATAGGCTCTAGTCCGAGCAATTTTTTGTAGATAGTGTTAATCATCTTTTTCCCTTTGTATGACACTTCATACAAGTGTGTTTCTTGGTGGTTTCTATGTCGCCAAATATAAATCCAATCTTCTCTAAGTAGTCTATTGAATCGATCTCTATCCCAAGATAGGAAATTTGAGTGTTCTGTAAATTGAGTACGAGTGAATAATTTTTCAGAGTATAAGAATAGAAGTATCTCTAAATCGGCTTGTGATTTAAGTCCGTATGTAATGATAGCCCATTTTCTGATTATAGTCCATTGTTTTAAAAAGTCGTAGTCGCCTTGTTTGCGACCATATATTTTATTATTTACGTGTCTAGTTGTAACTTTCTTTTTTACTTTAGGAATCATTTTATTATATTTGTATTTCAAAACAAAGTTATGAAAAAGATAGTTGAAAAGAAAACGAAAGAGGTATATCCTTCTAAAATGGCTAAAGCTAAACATGAGAAGTCTGAGTCTAAGAAAGAGATGATCAAGGAGTACGGCATGAAGGCCGCTCTGAAGAAGATGAAGAAATGAAAGACCCAAGATTAGAACGAGCAGGTGTTGAGGGATTCAATAAGCCCAAGAAAACTCCTAGTCATCCGACCAAAAGTCATATTGTTGTGGCCAAGGAGGGTGATCGGATTAAAACGATACGTTTCGGTCAGCAGGGGGTAGTAGGTGCTGGAAAAAATCCTAAAACAAAGGAGGATAAAGCAAGAAAGAAGTCCTACTATGCTAGGCATAATGCTCAAGATCCAAATCCTAGTAAATTAAGTGCCAGATTTTGGAGTCATAAAATAAAATGGTAGAAAAATATCCATATAAGGGAACTGATGGAAGATGGTATAAGCCATGTTCTAAATGTGGAAATATGTGTGATTATTTAAGGTATCATTACGCTATTCAATCTTATAAATTAAACAAGAAGTGTAAGAGTTGTTCTAATAAAGAAACTGATAATTGTCATAGAGGTTGGCATAAAGGAATTAGAATATCTTGGTTTAATAAATTTAAAATTTCAGCTGAGTATAGAGGTTTAGAATTTAATATAACAATAGATGACGTTGCTGAATTAATACAAAAACAAAATTTTAAATGCGCTCTAAGCGGATGGGATATTTCATTTCCAGAAACTGGAGTTCCTAGTAAGTGTGATGCTTCTATAGATAGAATTGACTCAAATAAAGGCTATTTTGTAGATAACATACAAATTACGCATAAAACAATAAACATGATAAAAAATAAATACGATAATGATTTTTTTATATATGTTTGCAAATCTGTAGCTGATAACAATAATGGAAACTAGCAAAAAGTCTAACCCAGCGTTATGGGATCGTGTTGTATCTAGCGTTAAGGCTGGCAGTAAGGGCGGTGATGCAGGCCAGTGGTCAGCTAGGAAGGCACAGTTGGCAGTAGCTAAGTATAAAGATGCAGGCGGTAAGTACTCAGGTAAAAAATCTGAGTCTAACAGCCTGTCTAAATGGACAAAGCAAGAGTGGGGAACAAAGAGTGGTAAGACTAGCAAGGAGACTGGCGAGCGGTACTTACCTAAGAAGGCAATCGCTGCGTTAAGTAACGCAGAGTACGCTTCTACAACTAAAGCAAAGAGACAAGGTGGCGGTACAGGAAGTGTGGTCAAACAACCAAAGAGTATTGCAAGTAAAGTTAAGAAATATAGAGACTAATGGGATCAAGTAAGACATCAAAATACTATGCAGATAATCCTAAGGCTGCTGAGAAGAGGCGTGAATATCAGCGTGAGTTGAACGCTACACCTGAGCAAAAGAAATATCGAGCTGATCATGTAAAAGCAAGACGTGAAGCTGGTATAGATGGTAAAGGTGGTCCTGACATGAGTAAGAAAAAAAATGGTACTTTTGTAAAAGAAAAAGCATCTACTAATAGGGCTCGAAATGGAGCTAATGGTAAGAGCACTAAAAAATAATATAAGATGGCAAATTTAAAATTACAAGTAAGTAGAGCTGCTGCTGTAACACCTAATGATACTGTCAATATACCTTACCCTGGTGATGCGACAGCTTCTCCGAATGAGGCTAGATGGCCTTGTGTATTGTATGTAGGCACAGGTGGTACATTACGAATTATGACAGCTGATGGTGATGATGTGACATTGGTTAATGTTGCTGACGGAACATTTATTCCAATTCAAGTTATTCGAGTATTTTCATCAACTACAGACGCTACTGACATTGTAGCACTTTGGTAATTTATGGCAATTCAAATAGCTATATCTAATGCTGTTGGATCAAGGAGTAGATCAACTTCAACTCCAACTGATTTCATTTCTGTATGGGATACAGCACTAGGCGATGGAAACCCTTCCATTATACTTCCATTAGTTGCTTCTGGAAATTACAACTTTAGTGTAAACTGGGGTGATGGAAACACTGACACAATCACAGCTTGGAATCAAGCAGAAACAACTCACACATACGCAACAGGTGGTGAATATACTCTAACAATCACAGGAACAATTGAGGGTTGGCAATTTCAAGGTGTTGGAGATTTTCAAAAAATTACTTCAATCACAGATGTTGGATTACTTAAACTAGGAAATGAAGGTTCATATTTTACGGGATGTTCAAACTTAACCACAATTGGAGGTACATTTGATTTAATAGGAACTACAAATTTATATTATATGTTTTTGGATTGTAGTTCATTAACTTCAGTAAATGGTATTGAATCTTGGGATGTATCTGCTGTAACTAATATGGGTGGTATGTTTAACAATGCAACAGCATTTGATCAAGACATTAGTGGATGGGATGTATCTTCTGTAACTGATATGAATAGTATGTTTAACAATGCAACAGCATTTGATCAAGACATTAGTGGATGGGATGTATCTTCTGTAACTGATATGAATTATATGTTCTATGGTACAATATTCAACCAACCATTAAATTCATGGAATACTTCAGCTGTAAAAAGTATGAATAGTATGTTTGCTAATGCAACCGCATTCAACCAATCATTAAATTCATGGAACACTTCAGCTGTAACTGATATGAGTTATATGTTCTATGGTACAATATTCAACCAATCATTAAATTCATGGAACACTTCAGCTGTAACTGATATGAGTTATATGTTCTATGGTACAATAGCATTCAACCAAGATATTAGTTCATGGGACATTTCTAATGTAATATATTTGAGTAGTTTTATGGATGTTAAATCAACAGCAGATTATGATTACTATGATGATCTATTAAATGCTTGGTCTCTATTAACTCTGCAAAATGATGTAACTTGGGGAATGGGTTCAATTGAATATACTTCTGCTGGAGCAACAGCAAGACAGGATATCATTGACAACTATTCATGGATAATTACTGATGGTGGAGAAATATGATACAGATAGCTATAAATAATGTTATAAAGGGCTTCATGAGAGCCACAGGTATTACTTTTATACGTATAACTGAGAATGGCATTGACCGAATTACTGAGAATGGTAATAGAAGAATTAAAGAATAATAAAAATGGCAGATATTAAAATAAGCCAATTAACGGCAAAATCAACAAATCTACTAGCAACAGATCTATTAGAAGTTAGTGAAGTTAGTGGGTTAACTTATGTTAGTAATAAAATAACTGGTCAGCAAATTATTGATGGAGTATCTTCGGGTATTGCTAATACTTATGTGCCATACACAGGGGCTAATGCAAATGTTAACTTAGGTGAGTATGAGATAAAGGTAGGTCAGCTTACATTAGATACATCACCAACAGGTACAGCGGCAGTTGGAACGACTAGATGGAACAATTCGTTAGGTATCACTGAGACAACATTAAAAGGTGGGTCTGTTATTTTGAAGAATGGTGTTGACTTAGTGGCTCGAGTAGTTAACAAAGTAACTCCAAACGCTACATTAACAAAAGCTAATTATACAGCGGTTCGTGTTTCGGGTGCTCAAGGTCAAAGATTGGCGGTTGCATACGCTCAAGCGAATAACAATAACAATTCAGCAGATACGATTGGATTGGTTACAGAAACAATAGCACCAAACCAAGAAGGGTTTATTATAACGGTTGGTCAATTAGAAGACATAAATACAACGGGAAGTTTACAATCTGAAACATGGGTAGATGGCGACGTTCTTTATTTATCGCCAACGTTTGCTGGTAAATTAACAAATGTAAAACCAACGGGTTTAACAGGTCACATCGTAGTAATTGGATACGTTGAATATGCACACGCTGTTCATGGTAAAATTTACGTTAAGATAATGAACGGTTGGGAGTTGGACGAACTTCATAACGTATACATAAACACGGGAACACTTGCAAATAACGACGCTTTGATTTATGAAAGCTCTTCGCAACTTTGGAAAAATCAACCCATTACTGAATCGGTAATTTCATTATCAGATGTTACGACAAATAATGTAAGTATTACAAAGCATGGTTTTGCACCAAAAGCTCCAAACGATGTAACTAAGTTTTTAAGAGGTGACGCAACATGGGCTGCACTTCCTGTATTATCTGGTGTATTTGGTATATCAAATGCTAGTGGAGTTTATACTTACTATGCTACATTAACATTAGCGATGGCTGCTGCAACAGCAGGTCAAACAATTGAAATGTTCGCTGATGTAATAGCAACAAGTGTTGTTACTATTAAACCTGATGTTATAATTCAAGGTAACGGTCATACATATACATACTCTGGAAATACAGGAGATGTATTTGCAACCTCAGCTGGGGCAGGAATTTTTACATATTACTTTAATAACCTAACTATAAAAAGAGCCAATACAGCAACTTCAACAGGAGTAATATTTTCAGGAGATGGAACTGTATTTACTACAGCTATAAATTTCAAATTTAATTCAGTATATATAATTTATACAACAACAACAGGTATTGCTTCAATAATAACAACAACGGGTTTTGGAGTCTACGGGTGGTCATTTGATGGAGTAGATGTAATTGGTAATTCATCAGGAAATTTATTTGGCACTGCTTTTGCAGTTAACAACATAAAAAATAGTAGAATAGAAAACACAGGAACGGGTGGATGTATAGCAACACCTAATATTACAGGCGGTTGTTCTTATGAAAATTGTTATATAAAAACTAATTCTGGAATAGGAATATTTTGCAATTATGCTTCGGATGTTATAAGAAATTGCACAGGTATATCTTCAACAGGAACAGCATTTACAGGACAATCAGGAGCATCCGCATATGATTCTTTTGCTTTTTCAAATACATCTATAGCATTTAATGGATTAAATTGTTATAACTGTACAGGACAAACAACAACTGGAAATGCTTTTTATGGTTCGAGTTATTCAGCATATAATTGTACTGGTAGATCTACTACTGGATATACAGTAAGACCATTTTCAGGTATGTCTAAATTTTACAATAGTTCATTTTACTCATCTGGAAATATTACTGTTTATGATGTAAACTATGGTTCATCTTTTTATAACTGCTCTATAATTACAGACTATAATAATGCTGCTGGTCATGCTGTTTCAATAGGCCCCTCATCAGGTAATCCTGCATTTGTAAATAATTATATTCAAGTGGCTAATGCATCTGCTAACTGTATTAGAGGCACAAATGCATTTACTGGTGTAGTAACAAATACAGTATTTAAAGGAGCAACAACTCCAATAAATGCTAATGTTACTTTATCAGCAGTTACTATTAATACAACTTATAATAATATCACAATATAATGGACACTTATAAAATAGACATATTAAAGCTTTCTGATACTTTGGTATCTCAAAATTTAAAAACTCAAGAGCAAAAATATTTTACAATTTCTGAATTAACAGGTGAGTACTTATTAGTATATAATGATTTCATGTCTTTAGTAAATAGTAAAATAACTATTGAATATAATCAAGTATTTGTTGGTGAGGAAGTTGTAAGAAGATTTGTAGGTATAGATTTAGAAGGAATTGATGTAGGAAACTTTCAAGAAGCACTTTATGATGATTTATCTGAATCTGAGAAAGAAACATTTGATACATTTTATAACACATTTACAATTCAATATTGAAATATATAATCCCAATTTTTATTATATTACTATCATGCACACCTCAACGAAGGTTTGACAGGTTAGTTAAAAAGTATCCATATCTTTTAACCAATGACAGCCTTATTATTAGAGATACGATAAGAGATACCATTCGTATCACTATACCTGAAGTTGAAGTCGATACAATTGTAAGTATAAAGGATTTATATGATACAGTTATTATAGAGAAAGATCGTATAAAAATACAAGTGTATCGAGTAAAAGACAAGGTTTATATTAGTGGAAAATGTGATACTGTATATATCGAAAAGCCTATAGAACGGATAGTCTACAGGAAGATACCTATTAAGATATACGAAAAGACTCCTTGGTATAAGATACTGCTTAATAATGTTCTAGGAATTTTATTAATTTTGCTAGTAATATATATTACGTACAGAATTATAAAAAACTACTTACTTTGAAAACAAAATTACTATTATTAGCAACATCATTTTTAGCAGTATTATCCCCAGTCAAACCAATGATATATGTTGCGTTACTTGCAATCATTTTAGACACATTATTTGGTATTTGGAGGAGCGTTAAAAAGGGCGGTTGGAAAGCTATTAGAAGTAGAAGATTGTCTCACGTTATAAGCAAGTCACTTCTTTATTGTGGAGCTATATTGTTTATATTTTTAGTTGAGAAATACATAGCTGCTGATTTGCTAGCTCACTTTATATCTGTTGATCTTGTAATGACAAAGATAGTAGCATTCTTTTGTGTTGCTGTAGAGATTAAGTCAATTAATGAAAGCTATGAGTCTGTTACTGGAAAGAACTTATTAAAGTCATTAAGAGAGTTTGTAACAAGAGCAAAAGAAGAAGCAGATAAATTAGCATGAAGTTAGATACAACAAAAATAGTTCAGGCTAGACTGAAGGAAAGCCAATATTTTCAGGAGACAACTCCTAAGAATCAAATCTATTTGCACCATACTGCTGGAGGTGGAAATGCTGTAGCTGTTTCTAAATATTGGGATAGCACCAAAGACAGAGTTGCTACTGCATTTGTGATAGGTAACAAAGGTACTATTGTTCAGTGTTTTTCATCTAGAGAGTGGGCGTATCATTTAGGTCTTAAGAACGCTCCATTTTCAAATATGGGCTTACCATATAAAGCACTTGACAAAAGTTCAGTAGGTATTGAAGTATGTAATTATGGGCCACTTAAAGAAAGAAATGGCAAGTTCTATAATTATGTTGGTGGGGTTGTTGATCCAAGTAGTGTCACAAAATTAGACAAGCCATTTAAGGGTCATTTCCTTTGGGAGAAATATACTGACCAGCAAATTGAAAGCTTACGTCAATTAGTTGTATATTTATGCGAAACTTATGACATACCAAAAGATTACAATGATGACATTTGGGATTTGTCAAAGAGAGCTATGAGGGGTGATGATGGTATATTTACACATAATTCAGTTCGTAGAGATAAGTCTGACATGTATCCATGTCCACGAGTAATTGAGATGTTAAATAGTTTGTAATGAAAAAGCAGAAAGATATATCGTCATTTATAGCTAGACCAAAGGTTAGTAGACCTGGTGTTCATGCTAAGACAAAGAGCTCTAAGACAAAGAGCTCTAAAAATTATAAAAAACAATATAAAGGACAAGGAAAATGAAAGTAAATAATTATCCAGTTAAGACACCTGAAGCAGGTGATAGGCTATTTGGTAGTGATGTTAGTGGTGATCAAGTTCAGTTTGATATGACTGCTGTTAGCAGTAATGTATTTCAGTATCAAATAGGCGAGTATGTAGTTGATGAAGGTGGTGTAATATTTCATAGGTATTTAGATGGAGACACTCAGAATTATTTGGTTGTTTCAATTGCAAATCAAGGTTCTATAGGATGGAGTAATATTACCGCAACCGCTATTGGAACTTCTGCTCAGTCATCTTGGGATGGCTTATCTAACAGTAATGCAATTATTGGACAATCTGGATTTACAAATGGTGCAGCTAAATTATGTTTAGATTTAGTTTCATTAAGTAAAGATGATTGGTATTTACCATCAACAGATGAATTAAGTCTTCTTTGGCATAACAGATTTAATGTGAATAAAACACTATCTGGAAACTCAACATTAGGACCAATTGCTGGAGCTGGTGAGTTAAGTTCGCCTACTTATTGGAGTAGTACAGAATCAGGAACTCCTACTGCATATTCATTTAGTTTTCTTTCAGGTTTTGCTAGTAGTGTATCTGGTAAAAGTGATCAGAATCAAGCAAGAGCTATAAGAAAATTTAGTATATAATTGCTATATTTGCATTATAAAATTTAATAAAATGAAAAAATTAGAACAAGACGAACTGTTTAAATTGACAGAACTTAACCGCAACTTTAGAGATTTAAAGTTTGAAGTAGCTGACATAGAGCTTTCATTCGAAAGGCTTAAGAGCAAGAAGAAATCAACGCTAGCTAATTTAGATATTGCTGCACATGATTTAGCAAAATATCAAGAAGATATAGTTGCTAAGTATGGCGATATTACTATCAACTTACAGACTGGTGAATATAATTAGAAAGATATCGATTGGTCCTGACTACATGAAGTCAATGAACTATACTGTTGGACAGGAAGTTCTTGATAAGAGTTATTCTATCTATCAAATAATAAGAAATGATGATGGAATTAAGCTTTATATCATTAAGGAAGGCGAGATAGTTTTATGGAAGGAGTTTTCAGACACTGTTCCTGTATCAATTGAATATAATATAAATTTTTAATGAAAGCACCATACTGTTTTATCATCAAGGCTGTTGATGGTAGGAGGTATGACAACATAAGAACTTACGGAGACAAAGAGTTCATTGTAAGTACCTCGCAAGAAGATCACACAGTTTCAAATAGATTTGCTGAAGTAATATCTGTTCCAATTTATTATGATGGGCCAATAACTATTGGTGACATTGTGGTTGTACACCATAATGTTTTTAAGTTTTACTACGACATGAGGGGCAGACAGAAGAGCAGTTGGCATCATCTAAAGGATGACTTATTTATAGTTGAGCCTGATCAGGTTTATCTATACTCCAAAGATAAAAACCTTTGGAGTGCACCATCTCCATTTGTTTTTATTAGACCTATTGAATCTGAAGATAAGATATTTAATCCAATTGGTACTTTTGAAGAACTTTGGGGAGAGGTTGTATTTAAGAATGATGACGTGTCGGAATTTGAAGTTGGCGACATCGTGTCATTCACTCCAGACAGCGAGTATGAGTTTAGAATAAATAATGAAGTTCTTTATAGAATGTATAATAGAAATATATGTCTAAAAAAATAGAGATATTAGAGGCAGCTAAGGTTGCTATTGATGAGTTGATAAAGGTATTAAGAGAACCGATTATTACTCGATCTGAGGATGATATATCAGCAGATAAGTTAAAGAACGCAGCATCGGCTAAAAGATTAGCATTTGAGGATGCTTTGAATATGTTGCAGAAGATTGAGGAGGAAGAGAATAAAAACTCAGAGTTACCCACTATAAATGTGGGTAATGGTGGATTCGCTGAAGGTAGAGCAAAAAAGAAGTAAATACTTTTTACAAGAAGGTAGATAAATGGAAAATAGTCTTTACATTGTACTTAATGATTACATTGACAAGAAGGTCATAGTAACCAAGAATAGACATAAGTCTTGGGAATATGGCTATAATAAAGACTATGATGTTGTTGTCATATCAAAAGATGGTACAATTGGTCAAATATATGATATAAATAGTGTTAAGATAGCACTACCATCAGTTCCTACAGATGTTACTAATTATGGCAACAAATGGGTAGCTCAAGATTATCCATCTGAATTACAGAAAATCAAAACAATATTTGATTGGAATAGAAGAGATAATACTTTTAAATCAAAATATGTTGACTTGATTGAAGGTGAGTTTGACAAGCGTGAGCATGGACATTGGTTCATAAATAATGGTGTGCCTACATACATGACAGGCACTCATTACATGTACTTGCAATGGACAAAGATTGACATTGGTCTACCTGACTTTAGGGAATCAAATAGGATATTTTACATTTATTGGGAGGCGTGTAAGGCTGACAATAGATCTTTTGGTATGGATTACTTAAAGAATAGACGTTCTGGATTCTCATTCATGTCTAGTTCTGAGATATCTAACACAGGTACAATAGTTCGTGATTCACGAATTGGTATCTTGTCAAAGACTGGTGGTGATGCCAAGAAGATGTTTACCGACAAAGTTGTTCCTATTGTAAGAAACTATCCATTCTTTTTTAAGCCTATTCAGGATGGTATGGATAATCCAAAGACTGAATTAGCGTTTCGTGTTCCTGCAAGTAAGATTACTCGGAAGAATATGGATCAAGAAGCTCAAGATGAAATTGATGGGCTTGATACGACTATTGACTGGAAGAATACGTCAGACAACAGTTATGATGGTGAGAAGCTACTCCTTCTTGTTCATGATGAATCAGGAAAATGGGAGAAGCCTGAGAACATATTAAATAACTGGCGAGTAACAAAGACTTGTTTAAGGTTAGGTAGTAAAATTGTTGGTAAGTGTATGATGGGTTCAACATCAAATGCATTAAGCAAGGGTGGTGAAAATTTCAAGAAGTTATATAACGATAGTAACCCTAGAAGTAGATCAGCAAATGGTCAAACTAAAAGTGGTCTTTATTCTTTGTTTATACCAATGGAATGGAATATTGAAGGGTATATAGATGAGTTTGGTTGGCCTGTATTCGATACTCCAGAAAAGCCAATAAAGGGTATTGATGGAGAGATGATAACGCAAGGTGTGGTTACTTGGTGGAATAATGAGGTTGCGGCATTAAAGGGAGACTCTGATGCATTGAATGAATTTTACCGACAGTTTCCTAGAACTGAATCACATGCATTTAGGGATGAATCCAAGCAGTCAGTCTTTAATTTAACAAAGATATACCAGCAGATTGATTATAATGACTCACTTATTAAGGATCAAGTTTTAACGAGAGGTTATTTCCATTGGAAGAATGGCGTAAAAGATAGTGAGGTTATTTGGACTCCCGATAAGAATGGCAGGTTCTTAGTTTCGTGGATTCCTAATAATAGGCTGCGTAATAATGTAATTACTAGAGGAGGCAAGAAGTTTCCTGGCAATGAACACATGGGAGCTTTTGGATGTGACCCTTATGATATATCTGGTGTAGTTGGTGGTGGAGGATCAAATGGCGCATTGCATGGCATGACTAAATTCCACATGGAGGAAGCTCCTACAAATGAGTTTTTCTTGGAGTATATAGCAAGACCTCAGACTGCTGAGATATTCTTTGAGGATGTTCTAATGGCTTGTATTTTTTATGGCATGCCGATACTAGCAGAGAATAATAAGGCTAGGCTTTTATATCATTTTAAGAACAGAGGTTACAGAGCATATTCAATGAATAGACCTGACAAGCATAAGACTAAATTGTCAAAGACAGAGTTAGAGATAGGTGGTATACCTAACTCATCTGAGGATGTAAGGCAAGCACATGCATCAGCTATCGAGACGTATATTGAGGAATATGTAGGTCTTGACATTGAAGGAACTTATAGAGATCCTGACAATATGGGTTCTATGTATTTTACAAAAACTTTAGAAGATTGGGCTAGATTTGATCCTAATAACAGGACAAAACATGATGCTTCTATTAGCTCAGGTCTAGCAATCATGGCTACACGCAAGCATTTGTTTGAAGTTGAGAAAAAAGAATCGAAAATAAGTATTAAATTTGTAAAATACGACAATCGTGGAATTAGAAGCGAAATACTAAAATAATGGAGAAATTATCAGTTTCAATTTATCAATCACCCTTTCCAAACCAAATGGCTAGTGATGAAGAAAAGGCTACATTTGATTATGGTTTGAAAGTTGCGAAGTCAATTGAGGGTGAGTGGTTTAAACGTAAAGCTAATACATGTCGGTTCTATGATCAATGGGGTGAATATCATCGTTTAAGATTATATGCAAGAGGTGAACAACCTATACAAAAATATAAGGACGAGTTGTCTGTAAATGGAGATATGTCTATGCTTAATTTAGACTGGACTCCAATTCCTATTATTCCAAAGTTCGTTGACATTGTAGTAAATGGGATGAATGATCGTCTTTTCACAATCAAAGCTGAAGCTCAAGATGTTATGTCTGCTGAGAAGAAAAACATATTTCAGGATATGATTGAAGCAGATATGGTTGCAAAGGATTTCTTGCAGATGACAAAAGATCAGTTTGGTATTGATGCTTTCAATGTTGACCCTGACGAGTTACCTGAGAATGATGAAGAGCTATCGTTATATATGCAAATGAAGTACAAGCCATCTATTGAGATTGCTGAAGAGGTTGCTATTGATACGATTCTTAAAATGAATGAGTACCCTAAACTTAAAAAGTTAATTGATTACGATTTAACTGTTTTGGGTAAGGCTATTGCAAGACATACATTTTTAGTTAACGATGGATTGAAAGTTGATTATGTAGATCCTGCTAATTTTATTCATAGCTATACTGAGGAAAATGATTTCTCAGATTGCTACTATTTTGGTGAAGTTAAACAGGTTCATTACACTGAACTTTTAAAAATAAATCCAAATCTAACTGATGAACAATTAAAAGAAATTAGAAATGCTTCATCAGCTTGGTATAGTTATTTTCCGATTATTCGTAATTACCAAGATGATGCTTTCTTAAATGAGGTTGTCACATTGCTTTACTTCAATTACAAGACTACTAAAAGATTTGTATGGAAGAAAAAAATTCTTGAGAATGGTGGTGAGCGAGTAATTAGAAAGAACGATACATTTAACCCTCCAGTAGAGGAAGGAATGATGTTCGAAAAAGTTGAAGCAGTTCGTGACGTTTGGTATGAAGGTATATTGGTAGGTGGATCAAATATCCTATTAAAATGGGATATGATGAAGAACATGGTTAGACCTAAGTCAGCTACTCAAAAAGCACTTCCTAACTATGTCATGTTTGCACCTAGAATGTATAAAGGCAATACCGAGTCACTAGTTAGACGTATGATTCCTTTTGCTGATCAGATACAACTTACTCACTTAAAATTACAACAAGTAATGGCAAGAGTAGTTCCTGATGGTGTATTCATTGATGCTGATGGTATTAATGAAGTAGACCTTGGCACAGGAGCTGCGTATAATCCAGAGGATGCATTAAAGTTATATTTCCAAACTGGTAGTGTTATTGGTAGGAGTTACACGCAAGATGGTGAATTTAATAATGCTCGTATTCCTATTCAAGAATTGAACTCAAACAGCGGTCAATCTAAAATGGCTGCATTGATAGGTAACTATAATCACTATCTAAATATGATACGTGATGTGACTGGTATTAATGAGGTTCGAGATGGATCAACACCAAGTCCTGATGCATTGGTTGGTGTTCAGAAATTAGCTGCATTGAATTCAAACACAGCTACACGCCACATATTAGAAGGTGGTCTAAATATTACTAGGAAGTTAGCTGAATGCTTATCAATACGTATTGCTGATATATTAGAGTACTCTGACTTTGCTGAAGAGTTTGCAATGCAGATAGGTAAATATAATGTTGCGATTCTTGATGACGTAAAAGAACTATATCTTTTTAATTTTGGTATATTTATTGAGTTAGCACCAGATGAAGAACAAAAGCAAATGTTGGAGGCAAATATTCAAGTATCATTACAACAACAGACAATTGACTTAGAAGACGCTATCGATATTAGAATGGTTAATAATATCAAGTTAGCTAACGAGTTACTTAAATTGAAAAGAAGAAAGAGAATAGAGCAGAAACAGAAAGAACAAGAGATGCAGTTTCAAATGCAGATGCAAAGTAACATTCAATCTCAACAAGCTGCTTCTGAATCTAAGGCTCAATTGCTTCAGCTTGAGGCTCAATCTAAAATACAATTGAGAGAAGCTGAAATGAATTTCGCTGTTCAACAAATGCAAGCAGAGGCGGCTATTAAGGCTCAGTTGATGGATAGAGAGTTCCAGTACAATATGCAGTTAAAAGGTATTGAGACTGATAACTTAATGAAGCGTGAAGAGAAGAAAGAAGAAGCTAAAGACAAGCGAGTTGATCTTCAGGCTACAAGACAGTCAGAGTTGATAAATCAAAGAAAAAATAATTTACCACCATTGAACTTCGAAAGTTCAGAGGATTCATTGGATGGTTTTGACTTAGAATCATTTAGTCCTAAATAGTATGAGAAATAGTAAATTAAAGGTAAAACCTTATGGAAGCCTTGTTGCATCACCAACAAGTGGATACGATGCAAGTGCAGGAGCTACTATATCAAAAGGCCCATTGTCAGTTTCTGTAACTAGATCAAAGGGATCTGATTATCAAGCTGAAACTAATGTTGATGTTAACTTGTCATTTCCAATAACCAAGAAAGTTAAGATAAAACATAAACTATAATTTGTGGCATATATAGAACACAACTTTTTTCCTTTGAAAGTATTCGTAAGGAACGAATACATGTATCAATTTAAAAAAGGACATGGTGAATTTACTGAAGGTGTAATAATTTCAGTAAGATGTATGCCAGGACAAGCAGCATTGTTTCAAGTATTGCTTGATAATGGTGTTATGAGAGATAAGCTGCCTAGTCATGCTTTATTGACTGAAGCTGAGTTGCCTGATCCAGACTTACCATTCCACTACTTACAGATATGGAATTGTTTTAGCTATCGTTTTACGTTAACACAACTATCTTATGTGTATGACACAAATGTTGATGTGTATATGAAAGACAGGAAATGGTATAAGGGTAATTATTATGCTACAATTAATTGGGGATCTAATGATATAAATACTGATATAACATTAGCTGAAGATCCACTAGAGCATAAGTCACATCATATTATATTACTTGAGAATGGTCAGATAGCACTACAACCAAATAATAGAGTACGTTGGTCTGAGCCATCATTTGTTACTAAAGAGTTTCCATCCAAGCCTGACTACTTAGTTAACAAGGCTTGGTTTAATTGTGAAGGTTTTGACAAGTGGCATACTGAGGATTCAGATGCTATGTTTTATGACAATACAGATGCTGATTAATCGGAGTTTTTCCGATTATTTACTTGCCAAATTGCATGAATTTTTCCAGATTTGGCAACTGAATAACAGCCAAAACTTCAAAAAAATAGTTGTTTTGGCTCTCATTAATACAAAAATAAAGCTCAATATATTAGCTATTTGAGCCATATTTATATGCTTTTGCATAATATATTAGCTATTATTATCGTTTTATATGTTATAAAATATAATTATTATCTTTGTAAAAAATAAATAAAATAAAATGGAAGGTGAATTTAAAGTAAGGGCAGTAGATTTCGAAGAAAAGTCTGTTGCTGAAGTAGAAGAACAGCTACTTAAAGAGCACGAAGAAAAGACAGGTTTAGTCTCTACAGATGAACCACCTGTTGACAAGGTGGTTATTGAAGATACACCACCTGTAGTTGAACCTCAAGAGATTGAGATAGACGACAATAAAGTTCTTTCATATATTGGAAAAAGATATAATAAAGAGATTGGTAATCTTGATGAATTATTTGAACAACGTTCAAGTAATGAGGATTTAGATCCAGAGGTTGCCACATATCTTAAATATAAAAAAGAGACTGGTCGTGGAATTGAGGACTTTATGAAGTTAAATAAAGACTATGATTCTATGGATCAGGATCAATTGCTTTTTGAGTATCGTAAGAATCAAGATAAAGATCTTGATATTGACGATATTAAATTCGATCTTGAAACTCAGTTTGGATATGATTCAGACTATGAAGATGAGAAAGAGATTAAGAAAAAGCAGTTGGCTAAGAAAAAAGAACTCACTAAAGCTAAGGATTATTTCAACAGCTTGAAAGAACAGTATAAAGTTCCTCTTGAGTCAAGAGAATCTTTTGTTCCTCAAGAAGAGAAAGAGACCTATGAGGCTTATAAGAGTTATAAACAAGCTACAACTCAAGCGGAGGAAGAGCAAGTGAAAAGGTCAAAGTATTTTGCTGACAAAACTTCTGAGTTATTCTCTGAAAAGTTCGAAGGTTTCGGATTTAGTTTAGATGAGAATAAAAAATTAGTTTACAAACCAGCAGAATCACCAGACTTACTGAAAGAGCAATCAAATCTTCAGAACTTTGTATCAAAGTTTTTGAATGATGAAGGTTATCTAAAGGATGCTGAATCTTTCCATCGTGCTATTGCAGTGGCTTCGAATCCAGAGAAGTTTGCCAAATTCTTCTACGAGAAGGGTATGTCAGATGCGGTTGGCGATGTTGCTAAAGAGTCTAAAAATATAGACATGACTCGGCAAGCAACACAAGTTCCACCAGCTCAAGGTTTCAGAGTTACAGCTATAGATGACGATCGTGGCAACAGATTAGTAATTAGAAACAAAAACAAAAACTAAAAAAAAAATGGCTGGTACATTACAAGCGAGTCCTGGTGTTGCAATTACACCTAGCTCAGTGAAGGCAACATTGCCTACAAACTACATTACAAACTTTAACTTCTTGAATCAGTATCTTCCTGATACTTATGAGCAAGAATTTGAGCGTTATGGTAACCGATCTATCGCATCTTTCTTGCGTATGGTTGGTGCTGAACTTCCTTCTAACTCTGACTTAATTAAGTGGGCTGAGCAAGGTCGTTTGCATACTAAGTATACTGGAGTAGCAACTACAGGAGCAGTTTCTTCTGGTGTTCAAACATTTGACATTGGGTCAGGAACATGTGTATTTAGAGTTGGTCAAACAGTTATTTTATCATCTGCTAGTGCTAATAAACTACAGAAAGGTATTATTACTGCTACACCTTCTGGTAACCCAGATCAATTTACTGTAGCATACTATACTGCTTCTACTGACTCTCCTGGATTTGCTCACACGACTTCTGATATTATCGCATTTGTTTACGGTTCTGAATTCAAAAAAGGATCTAACGGAATGCAAGGTTCTTTGGAAGCTGAAGATAGCTTCTTTGAAGTATCTCCTATTATCATCAAAGATAAGTATACTGTATCTGGTTCGGACATGGCTCAAATCGGATGGGTAGAGGTAACAACTGAGAACGGAGCTACTGGTTATTTGTGGTATATGAAATCAGAGCATGAGACTCGTCTACGTTTTGAGGATTATCTTGAAATGGCAATGGTGGAAGGTGTGCCTGCTGGTTCAGGTTCAGGTGTTGTTGGATTAACAACTGGTGACTTAGGTAACAAAGGAACTCAAGGTTTATTTAACTCTATTGAAACTAGAGGAAATGTATGGTCTGGTGGTAATCCATCTGCTTTATCTGACTTCGATACTATCGTACAACGTCTTGACAAGCAAGGAGCTATCGCTGAAAACGCATTGTTCTTGAATCGTCAGTTCTCTTTCGATATCGATGATATGTTGGCTGCTCAAAACTCTTATGGAGTTGGTGGAACATCTTACGGTTTATTCGATAACAGCGAGCAAATGGCTTTGAACCTTGGATTCACAGGATTCCGTAGAGGTTATGAGTTCTACAAAACTGACTGGAAATATCTTAACGATGCTACTCTTCGTGGTGGTCTAGTTGGTGGAGCTGTAAACGGAGTATTAGTTCCTGCTGGTACAACTACAGTTTATGACCAAGTTCTTGGTAAAAACGCAAAACGTCCATTCTTACACGTTCGTTTCCGAGCTTCTGAAACTGAAAACAGACGTTACAAAACTTGGATGACTGGTTCTGCTGGTGGTGCTGCAACTAGCGATCTTGATGCAATGGAGGTTAACTTCTTGTCTGAAAGAGCTCTTTGTACACTTGGTGCAAACAACTTCTTTATCTTCAAAGGATAAGAATAAATACAGAGAGGGTGTAAAAGCCCTCTCTATTTTTTAAAAATTTAAATTATATAAAATGGAAAAGTTAAAAATTAATAGAGTAAATCTAGAACCGAAAGACAGAACTTATATTCTGCGAAACAATCAATCTCCTTTGTCTTATTATATAGCTTCAAAGGATACACCTAGACAACGTTTACTTTACTATTGTGAAGAAACAAATACAAATCATCCACTTCGTTACGCTCGTAATTCAAATAGTCCTTTTCAGGAAGAGCAAGATCAAAATGTAATTGTTGAACCAATTGTTTTCGAAGATGGTGTTTTAACAGTACCTAGAACAAATCCTGTTTTACAACAATTTTTGCATTACCACCCAAGAAATGGAAGTGAATTTTTTGAATTTGACAACGAAAGAGATGCTGAAGAAGATATTCAATCAATGCACTCTGAGCTTGATGCACAGTTGGCCGCTAGAGATTTGGCTGCAAATGACTTTAATACATTAGAAGCAGTTGCTCGTATTTTAGTAGGTGGTCAAGTTGATAAAATGAGTAGTGCTGAGATTAAGAGAGATATGATGATTTACGCAAAAAGATATCCAGAAGATTTCTTGGAAGCTGTAAATGATCCATCTTTAAAAATAAACAATATTGCTGCTAGAGCTATTTCTGATGGTTATTTAGCATTGAGAAATAATGGAAAGGATTTATATTTCAATTTAAAAGAAAACAAAAAGAAATTGCTTACAATTCCATTTGGTGCTAATGCTGCATCTGTTTTATCTTCATATTTGCATTCAGATGAGGGTGTTGAGTTATATCAATTCCTAGAAGATAAGTTATCAAATAATTAGTATATTTGTACTATTACTAACCCATTAAATTTTTAAAAAATGGAAAAATTTATCAGCGTTCCTAATAGTTTAGGAGCAAATCAATTAATCTCTGTTACGAATATAGTAGGTGTATTCGCAGGTACGGCAGCTACAAATACTGCAACTGCGGCAAATACAGTAATTATGTATCAAGGAGGAAAAGTTGTTACATTGTTTCATGCGGCTCAAACTGCATTTAACATGCGTAACGCTATTCAAGATGCAATTAATAACGCATTAGTAACATCTTGGACACATCCTGTATATGTAATACCTTCATTACCTATTTCTGTAACAGCTATTACAGCAGCTTAATAAGCAATCAAACTAGAAAGGAAGAGGCACTTATTGTAAGTGCCTTTTTTTATTTATCTTTGTAAGTATGATAAACGAAGTTAGAAATACAGTTCTGTCTATACTAGCAAAAGACAATCGAGGATATATTACTCCATTTGAGTTTAATCTATATGCTAAGCAAGCACAACTAGAAGTATTTGAACGATATATCTATCTGTATAGCAATGCTATGATTAAGCAGAATCAAAGAGCACATGGTGAGGGCTATTCAGATGTACCTAAAAAACTATCTGAAGTTCTAGATACATTTTATAAGGTTGATTCATTGGTTTATGATGCTCCATATTTTGAAGCACCATCAGACAGCTATTTTATTCAGAAGTTAGTACTTAACAATAAGGAGATAGAGAAAGTAAGTCAACAGAAAATACTAATGTTGCTATCATCTAACTTGACTGCACCATCGGTTGCTTATCCTGTCTATACATTGATGGATAATGATGGTACAACTACATCAAGAGCTAACTTTACGGTTTATCCTGACACTATTATAGCAAATGTTAATGCTCATTATTTAAGGTATCCAAAAGAACCTAAGTGGACATATACTTCTGTTGGTGGCGATCCATTGTTCGATCAATCTGCTAATGACTATCAAGACTTTGAAATGCCGTTAAGTGATTTCTCTGACTTGGTTGTTAAGATATTGCAGTACGCAGGTGTATCGATAAGAGAACAAGAAGTTATTGCAGCAGCTAAGACTGAGGAATTACAAGAAATACAACAAAAACAATAATAAATGGCATACATTACTAACTATCAATATTATACTAATAATGGTGTAATACCTGAGGATACGAACTGGGGTTCATATCAATATGTTAGCCTTGCTGATATAGTGAATAACTTTATGCTTATGTATGTTGGCAACGATAAACTTGTCAATAATGTCGAGCGTTATAATGTCTTGTTTCATGCAAAGAGAGCTATTCAAGAGCTTAACTATGATGCATTGAGAAATATCAAGGTACTTGAGTTACATTTAGATGATAGCTTAAAGATGGTATTACCTCCTGACTATGTTAACTATGTAAGGATATCATTACTTCGACAAGGAGTGTTGTTGCAGTTAACTGAAAACAGAACAATACTATCAGCTACGGCATACTTGCAAGATAACGACTATAACATTATTTTTGATTTAAATGGAGAGGTTGTTACAGGTACTTCTAAGGTTGATATGATGAGACTTGATAAGCAACTTTACACAGGTCCTGGACCTTACAATGGTGCTTATGGATGGAATTATAATGGCGAATGGTACTTTGGATACAATATGGGTGGACGTTATGGTCTAGCTACTGACGAAGCTAACCGAAATCCTAAATTTACTATAAACAAAGCTGCTGGTGTAATTGATTTTTCTAGTGGCGTTGAAGATGGGTATATTGTTCTTGAGTACATTTCAGACGGAATGGAAAATGGTGATGATTCTCTCATCACAATCAACAAATTAGCTGAGGAATACATCTACAATTATTTAAAGTGGGCTATATTAAGCAATAAGACTATGGTGCAAGAATATCTTGTTAATAGAGTTCAAAAAGCTAAAACAGCATCACTACGAAACACAAAAATAAGATTAAGTAATTTACATCCAGCAAGACTACTTATGTCATTGAGAGGTCGTGATAAAATTATAAAATAATGGAATTAAAAAAGACTTTTATTGCAGGTAAGATGAATAAGGATCTTGATGAGAGACTTGTTCCAGATGGTGAATTTATCGATGCATTAAATGTTACTATTGACACAACGTCAGGATCTAATATAGGTGCTGTATCGAACTCACTTGGCAATACATTAGTGACTGATATACAGCAATTGATTGAGGATAGAGGTGTAGTGTATGTTGGTTCTAATGCCAAGACAATCGGAGCTGTTACTTATGAGGCTGACAACTTGATATATTGGTTAGTAACTAGTGATAACTTTGATGCTATATTTGAGTATAGTGAGGTATTTCAGTTGACTACTATAGTATTATTATGTACTAATGGTCAACTTAATTTTAGTAAGAACTATCCTGTAACTGGTATTAATTTCATTCCTGCATCTAAAGGTGAAGGTCCTTTTATATATTGGACAGACGGATTAAATCCTCCAAGAAGAATAAATGTATCAAGATGTAAAGGCTATACGACTGACGATCCTAGAATAGATGATGACATAGACGTTATACTTAGACCGCCTTTATATAGTCCTAAGATTGATTTGTCTTTTGACACTTCTATTGACACATCAAACAATATACAAGATAAATTTATTTATTTCTCATATCGTTTTAAATACAAGGACAGTCAATATAGTTCATTATCTCCATTTTCAGCTGTAGCTTTTAATGCTGAAAGATATTCATATGATTATAAAACTGGTGATAATAAGGGTATGTTTAACAGATATAATAAAGTTGACGTAACATTTGATACTGGTAGTGAATTTGTTGAAGAGATACAAGTACTTTATTTTGATACATATAAACTTAATGTTTATATAGTTGACAATTATAATAAATCAGATACACCAATATCTGATGACTCTAAATACACAATAACATTTTCAGCTAATAAAATATATACACCATTAGAATCAAGTGAAGTAACTAGACTATTTGACAATGTTCCACTAACAGCTAAAGCTCAAGAGATAATAGGTAATAGGTTAGTTTATGGCAATTATGTTCAGTTTAGAGATATTGTTAATACTAATGGTATTAAAATAATACCTAATTATTCATTAGAATTAGAATCAGAAGGTGTACTTTTAGGTTGGTATGGTACTAAAACTTTCAGAAGTGACAGAAACTATGAAATAGGTGTAATATATACTGATGAATATGGTCGAATGACTACTGCATTAACTAGTAAAACAAATACATTATATATACCACCAGCTAATTCAAGTACAGCTAATTCAATAAAATTAACATTAAATAATGAACCACCATATTGGGCTACTAATTATAGATTTGCAATAAAGCAATCACAAGGAGATTACTATAATATATTTCCTAGAATGATGGTTATTGATGGGGATTTTAGATATTTTTTAATTAATGAATCTGACAGAGATAAAATAACAATTGCAGGATATATTATATTTAAAACAATAGCAAATCTACCAACTCATTATAATAAAGAATTTAAAGTACTCGAACTTGAATATAAACAAGTAGCATCACCTTTTACAATTGAAGGATTATATTTTAAAATAAAAGCTGATGATAGTGATACATTTTTAAATAATACAGCATTAAATATAAATACATTTCAATCAATTGGAAGAGGACCAAGAACACACAATAATATATGTTGTGTAGATGATCCAGATACTCCAAACGCATTAATAAATAAATTTAGTTATGTAAATACAACACCTATATATTATTCTATATCAGGCGACACTACACTACCATTACCAAATCCTGCTATTTATGCCAATCCATATGTAGGTAATGAATCTCAATCTGATAGAAGAATAGCTATAAAAATTGTATCAGCTACTCAATTTCAATATACAGATAATGTAGATTTATCAGGATGGTCTGCTTCTATAACAATACCATCTACGCCTTATACATTAACAATAGCAGATACCACAATAGTTCTTAATTTTGATACAAATGGAACAAATCCAAATATTCAATATACTATTGGAGATATATTTATTTTTAATGTAAGAGGTTACAATCCAATAGGATTTACAGGAACTCCATATAACCCTATTAATAATTATGGATTATGGTATAATAATGTAATAGACATTGCTCCTGATTTAATAACAGGAATTATAAGTTATGGCGGTCACGCTGTTGTAGATACATATGGACCTATTTATCAAGGAGCAACTATAGAAATAGAAATAATTGAAGATGGACAGCCTAGTTCTGGAGACAGAAGTTCATTTATGTCTTTAACTTCAACTAAATATTATCAAAATCTTGAAGAATGGTTTTGGAAAGATGGAGCTTATTTGTCATTTACTCAATGGAGTGATTTTACTGGAGGCACAGATATAGGTCCTGAAACGGTAATATTTAGAGAAGCTATAAATTATGAAAATCAAACTTTAACCCCTCCTTGTTCACCCCCATCATCTGCTTTTACAACAAATGTAATTGAACAAAATAATTTATCTACATCAAGGTTGTATATGTTAATAAGAGGTTTTGGTGAGGTAGGCCCTGGAATTGACATGCTTTCATGTGAGCGAAATCAAATAGAATTAAGAATAACAATAAGTCAACAATATGATAACCCTTCGTTATCTATAGAAACAGTTCCGTTAATATCAGACATTGATATATTTTACGAAATGCGTAAGACATATCGTATAGAAGGAGGTAATCATATGGTGTCTTGGCCTTACGCTGATTACACTGATGCTAGTGTTGTATTTCCACTAGAGATATCAATTGCTAATAAAACAGTTCTTGGCCCATTAGATCCAAATGCTCCTACTTCAACTGATTTGATGCATTCATTTAATGTTGGGGAAAAAGTTTGGGTTCAAAACTCAGATACAACTCCGCCAATATTAGGGCCAGTTAGCGGATATTATGATATATTGTACGTAACTGATTATGCAATCGTAATTGATTTAATATTTCCAGGAATAGGTGCAGCAACACCAGGGAAAGTTTTTTATAAGCAATTTGAATCAGATCAAGATTTTAATACAACTCCATTAGTAGTAGAACTAAACAACGTAACGTCAGACAACTCAGACTTCAATGCCTTTGCATTTGGAAATGGTGTTGAGTCATATAGAATTTACGATAACTTCTTGAGACCTACAATGAGATATAGTCCAAGAGCGACTAGTATTATTGAGGATTATAAGCAAGAAGAAAAGTTTTCATCACTTTGCTATAGTGGTATTTTCAAGGGAGACACATCAACCAATCGATTGAACTCTTTTAATTTATCTCAAGCGAACTTTAAGAACTTAGATAAGCAGTACGGACCGATACAAAAGTTGTATGCTCAAGACACCAATCTAATGGTATTGCAGCAGGACAAAATAACGGCAGTTCTTTATGGAAAGAACTTGTTAGTTGATGCTGTTGGTGGAGGTCAAGTAGCATCAGTACCTGAGGTTTTAGGTAATCAAATTGTTCATCCATCTGAGTATGGTATTAGTAATAATCCTGAGAGTTTTGGTAAGTTTGCTAACTCTGTTTTCTTTACAGATGCTAGACGAGGAGCTGTGCTTCAGATGACTGGTGATCAAGTTGTTGAGATATCAGCAAATGGTATGAAAAACTACTTTAGGGATGAGCTGAAGGACAATCCGAATACTCAGAAACTTGGTGTTTATGATCCATATAATGAGACTTATGTTTTGGCATTTACTGATGTTGAACAAGGAGTTTGCGATTTGGAAATTAATCCTACATTAAAAGCTACTACTGGAACTGCAAAAACATTATTGTTATTTTCAATATCATCAAATTCATCTTGGGTTTTATCATCCAATCAAGAATGGCTTACTCTTTCAGTGCTGTCTGGATATGGTGATGACACTATATATGGAACAGTAGATGAGAATGAAGGTAGTCTAAGAACAGCAGTAGTTACTGTTACGTATTGTTCAGGAGAGCAAAAACAATTTACATTATTACAATTAGCAATACCATCTTAATATGTGTGACTGCATAAAAATAAATTACACGCCAATAGGGGAAGAGCCTGTATCTATAGAAGTAACTTCTACAGGCATTGAAAATACTAAAAATTATTATGAATTTATTTATGATAATAACACATTTAAATTGTATTGGAATGGTTCTATTTGGGTTTTAGGCATTGTACTTGAGTCAACTACTGAAACAAAATGGCAACTATTTGAATCATCAGAATGCCCTATAGGCCAATTCGTAAATAATGATGACGATACGTATTTTTCTGCATTTACTACGGAAGAATGCATGCCAAGACGAACAATTACGTACTCTAAAGTATCTGAGGGTTGGAATTCATTTTGGTCTTATCAACCTGATTGGATGACAGAGATGAACAGCACGTTCTATACTTTTAAGAATGGTGAGCTTTGGAAGCATAACGTAAATACGACTAGAAATAATTTCTATGGTGAGCAATACCAATCAAGCATAAGAACAATTTTCAATGCTGATCCATTAACAGTTAAGATGTTCAACACATTGTCACTTAACAGCACACATCCTTGGACTGCTGATGTGTATACCAACATAAGTGCAGGTTCAATTGACTATACATACTTTGTTGAGAAGGAAGGACAATGGTTTGCTTACATCAGACGATTTAACAATACGATTGACGTTAAGGCACTATCTACTCAAGGTGTTGGTTCAGCTTCTAATGTAAATTACATAAACTCAAACAATGTTATAGTTACATTTAATTTTAAATTAGATTCGAGTATTAGCATTGGAGACAATATATATAGAAAAGCTGGAGATAGTTTGGTTCTAATTGGTAGAATTACTAACTTGTCTGATTATATAATGACATTAGACGTTTCACCAGGAAGTATACCGTCTACTACTAATTTCTTGATATGTGTTAAAAATAGTCAAGCTGAATCATTTGGAGCAAGAGGATACTACATGAATGTATATTTATATAACGATTCAATAGAGCAAGTCAAATTGTTTGCGATAGGCACTTCAGTATTCAAAAGTTTTCTGTAAATTTGTGTATATTCAAATAATAAAATCATGGTTGGAGTTGGATTAGGGTTGGGATTATTACAGGCTGGTTTAAATACTGTCCAAGCTATACAATCTCAAAAAGCAATGAAACAAGCTGGACAAGCTAAAGCTCAAGCACAGCAGCAATTAAAAAATATTAAAGAGTTTAACGCATTTAAAGCCGTTCAAGTTCCTACACTTGGGTTTAACTTAGCTCAACAAGGGCAAGCTCAAGCAACAACACAAGCGATGCAATCATTACAAGGTGCAGGTGCTGAGGGTGTAATTGGAGGTGTTGGAAATGTTTTACAAGCTACTAATGAGCAAAATTTAGCTTTATCAGCACAAGCTCAAGAAGCTCAATTCAAAAGAGATGCTATGCAAGCTGAAGCGGAGCAAGGCATTCAATCAAGACAAGCAGAAAGGGATTTTGCTATAGGTGCATATGATTTACAAGATGCAACAGATAGAGAAAATCAAGCTAAGCAAAACAGAAATCAAGCTATTTCAGGTGCAGTTAGCGCACTTGGAGGTGCTGCTCTTGGTGCTTATGAAGATAGCGCATTATATAAATCAAAAGCAATGAATCAAGGTGAGCTATCTAAAATGCAATGGAATCCAGAACAATTCTCTAAATTCGGAAAGATTAATGGACAAGACTTAGATTTTGAAGCATTAGGAAATATGAATCAAAAGCAATATAAAGATTTTTGGAAATCACTATCTTATAATCAACAACAAATGTTGCAAACAGGACAATAATTATGGCTACTAGAAACCCGTACTATATACAACAAGAAAGTCAAACAGCTGAGCCTATTGACTGGAATACTGTAATAGGTGATTTAAGTACTAGGTATAGAAATATAAAAAAAGACAGAGAAGGCCAAAGAGAAGCATTAGATGCGTTAGTTGATACAAATACTAAGATACTTCAGGCAACTCAAATTGGTAAAAGTCCTAACACAAATGAATTCATTCTAAGGGGTACTGAAAGTGGAAGAGGTAAACTGAATGAATGGAATAAGTTATTAAAATCAGGTCAATTATCTCCTTCAGATTATAAAAATAAAATCAATAATTTAATGGATAGCTGGAATCAGCTTGCAATTACTACTAAGACCTATGATGAAAGGATGCAAGAGATTTTTAAAAATCAGCAACCTGATGAGAATGGTGTAGTTAAAGGTTCAGCACTTGAGTTAGAAAGAGCAAATGAATTAGCTCAATATCAAGATTTGAAAAATAAAACATGGATGTTTGACGACCAAACAGGTAAAGGGTATTTAGCTAAAATTAATGCTGATGGTATATTAGATCCTACTTCAGTAACAGATCCTAGATCATTAAATAATTTTGCTAGTATAATTGATAATAAGGTTCAACTTCCTAGTTTAGTTGATGCAGGAACTGAAGGTTGGAAAACATTTAAAATTGAGAATGGCCAAACAACAGTTAATGACATTAGACAAAACAAAGATGCTTACGCTAAAGCAAAAGCTACTTTAATAAATGGTATATTAAGCAATAATAGCGCAATAGCAAGTGTTCTTACTGATTACACGAATGATGAGTATGATTATTATTCAAGTAATGATGACTTTTTATCTAAAGTTCAAAAAAGAATACAAACTGAAAATTATGCTAGAGAGCTTAATAATAAACCATCTATGACACAAGACGAGATTGGTAAATTTATTGAATCTCAAAGAAGCAAATTTATACTTTTAAGTCATGATGATCAAGGCATACTACAACCTCAATTAACTGAAGCCCAAATTAAAGCAGCATTTGATACTGTTGATGCTGAGGTTGAAATAAGAATGGGTAAGGAGGAGACAATGGATGAACCTTATCGCAGAGGTGGCTCTGGCGGTGGCGGTGGAGGAGGAAGCTCAAAGTCTAAAAAACCTATTTTAGATATAGCGCAAAAAGTATATGGAGCTGTTAAGTTATCAAGTAGTGACACTAAAGAAGCAGAAAGACAATTGAATGCAGCATCAGGTGGTAAATTTATATTTAAGTATAGTTCTGATGGATTGAATGTATATAAGGAAGTTGATAAAAGAGGCGAAAAAGTATTAGAAAAACAAAACTCAGTACCTTTTAAAGGAGAAAAATATGCTGATAACTTATGGCCTTATTTTCCTGTAGAAGATAAAGAATGGGTAAGTAATTTAGAAAAACTAAGACAAGGTGGTGGATCAAAAACATATTCTTCAGCTCAAGAGGCCAACATAAAAGCAACTTTGAAAGCCAATCCTGGCGCATCAAGAGCTGACGTAATTAAAGCATTAGGTTATTAATAATAAATTTTAAATATGCCAAACGAAATCAAACCTGTTATTGTTGCCGATGATGGAATCAATAGATCTATCAAACCTGTTATTGTTGCTGACGATGGTGTCAACAAAGTAAAAAAAAA